TGCCAAGCTCTGCCCCTGAAATCGTGGAGTATCTCGCGGCGCGGGTGACGGTGCCCAGCGTTTCCGTGGCGGCGTAAATCGGAGAGGTGGCAACTACGGATTCTTCAAGTTGGGGGAGGATGAAGTAGATAGATGCGCCAGCATTGGCTCTGAATTGGAATGTTCTTGCATTATCTCCCGGCAATACGTTTTCCGTTTTTACGCGTGAATATGACGCACTAGAAATAGCAACTTGGCTTCCTGTTTCATTAAGACCACATGATCCCGTGCCACCAGTTATGCGGGTATATGCCGACGTAGAGTGTCGGTTCGTGTTTCCAGTTGCTCCTGCACACGTTGCTTGTGCTTGTGTTGTCCCAGCCGTGTTGTCCAACAAAAAAACATCGCCAAGACTACAAATACCAATCAGTCCAGCAGTCGTCAAAGCTGCTGTATCGTCTACAATACTCAAGGTCGAAGCAGCATCCCCCGTCTTCGATATATTCGTCGTAACCGTAGGGTTGGCCTTGTGGCATGTCGTTTTGTTGGTAATGGCCGGTTCACTCAGAATTCCTCCCGAAGGATTATCCGTTGCGAACCCTGTCAGGCGACTCAGGCCCGACGCGAGGGTGGTCTTTGCGCCTATCTGGACTGCTGACCCGTCTGTGTCGAGCATGGCGGGGGTTATTTCTTTGAGAGAAGCATTATCAATCTCTGCTGTAGTAGTCCCAACAGCACGGAGTCTCCCATTGGTTGTCGCTGCACAAACAAAATTCTCCGTATATGTCCCTGGAGTTGTTCTGCTAGTTACAGCACCATAGAATCTAACTCCACCACCAGATATGCTATTAATGGTAAAAGTGCCTTGATATGTTTTCCCGACGACGAGAGTTAATGCTGGATTTGTAGACAGGGCGTTGCCATTCGCCACACTGGAAAATGTTGATACACCACCAGAAACAGTAATGCCAGCCTCACCTGACCACTTGGACGGGTCTGAAAACCCTCCATCGACTATCAGTTCACTCCCAGCCACCGCCCCATCAGCCACCGCATAGCTGATCCTCGCCCCCTCGACCACGGGGTAGCCAGCAGCGACGGTGTTGAGGACTCCGAGATTGTCAGCGATGACTACTGCGGAGGTGGCGACTTGTACCGGGGCCGTTCCCTTGGTCGTGGCGAGCGGCTGACCGCCTGGGGAGGCAGCCATGCCGAACAGCGCCAGGTAAGTGATCAGCGTCTTCCACAGCTCCCAACCCCAGAACCATTCCATCATGACAAGACCCTCCGGACCAGATCCGCGATGCCGTTAGCCCGAACCTTGTAGATGAACGGGAGACCTTCAGAGATAACGATGACGCCGATCAGCGTCCAGTGCAGCCAGTCCATGTTATGCTCCTTTCGGGAGTTTCTGACAGATGGTAGTGAGCTTACCGACGCACTCCTCGCGGGTCATCTCGGGGTAGATGAGAGCCCCGCCGAAGAGCGTGTCAACCTCTTTCTTCTTCATGCCCTTCGAGGTCAAGTGATGCTCCAGATCCTGCATCTCCTGGTTCGTCATGCGAAGGTGTTTCGGTTTAAGGGAGGGCATTGACAACCTCCTCGCAGGACAGGATCATGTAGTCAGCGTGGGCCTCGATTAGCGGCAGCACCGACTCCTCTACGATGCACTCAAGCACACCGAGGTTCGGATCGGCAACGTAGTCAGGAGAAGGGCGAACGCTCAACTCCATCCAACTGATGTAGGCGAAGTCTTCACCGAAGCGTGGGCGGTAGGAATCATCCATTGCGCCACTACCAGCCCACGGGGATGTTATTGTCAGTTTGTAGTTCATATCGCGTCCAGTACCGAGTCATAGCCGGTGGCAGGGTAGACTTTGAAGTTGTCAACAGCAGTCCCAGTCCCGCCATTCCCATCACCATTAACAAACATTGCAGAACCATGTGTCTTTGGTGTTGCCAATGTCCCAGAAAGCGAAATAATGCTTCCAAGTATTGCAGTTACTGATGCCCCAACCACACGAAGCTGACAATTATATGTTGTTGAATTTGCCACAGTCGTATTTGATGCAGCCCGATTTGCGGCAGAACCAGCAACAACTTCATAAATGACAAAAGAATTTGATGAGCCGGGAAGAACGTTGGCCTGTACCGCGTCTCTGGCAGCAACAAAGTTTCCATTCGCATTACTTCTCGCAGCAAGCACTGAAGAATACGTGGTAGACCCTGTTGTAATATCAGCTGTTACTAATATATCAGACGCTGGAAGCCCTGAAACCTCAAACCATCCAGAACCAGACGCTGTTGTTGCTACTGTTACAGCCTTACCTGATTGCACCGTATGGGTTACTGCCCCATCCTCATAAACCTTCGTCCAGTTCCCGCCCTTGTCCAGTGCCTTACCACTGATTGCCGTCCCATCCGCCTCACTAAAATCATCCTCTGCCACCGTAGTGACAAGGTTGGGGTAGAGGGTTTCGGTAACTTCAAGCGCAGAAAATTTATTATTGCCCCCAGAACCAACAACAGCAGCACCGGCATAAAGTGGGTTTGAATAGGATAATGACGGTGCGAATAGCAGAGTCCACAACGGGAACTCACCACCCTTAATAAAGAAGAAACCAAGGCCGTCACCGATCACAAAGGCGAGATCGTATGTGCCGGTATTGGAGACGTTTCCGATTTTTATAATACTTGCAAACCCATTAAGACCCACATACAGAGTAGTATCGCTGTGCGGATAAAAAGCTGCTTTTGCGTTAGGAGGGGAAAAGAGCGCAGACGATTCGCCAACACCAACAATCGCCCTGCACGTTGCACTTTGCTCCGCCCCAGTTGCCTTGAAAATCCTCCCTATTGAGGCAGTAAATGCCTGTTGAGAAATCACCCCTGTTTCAGGCCAATCCAGATTCCCCGTGAGCACCAGCTTGCTTGATGCTATGGCGACACTTCCGCTAGACGTATCCACCACCGTCAGCGACCCAACCACCATCCCCTCGGCAGCGGTATCAAGCACCTGCCCATTAGTCAGGGTAGCAGGAGTCGCCGCAGAGAAGTCCGTCTTCAGCAGGTACGCCACCCCCGTGGCCTCGTCAACCTTGGTGACGAACCATTCCCAGAGGTGCCTGAAATTGAGGGAGAACGGCGCCATTACAGGAAGTGCAGTATCAGTTCAGCCGTGACGTTGGTGCCGGCGGCAGCCGTGGTCAGGCAGTGTCCAACTTCTTTGAAGTGCTCCGTGTCGGAATCAGATCTGAAGATGACCTGATCGACGTACAGCCGGTCTCCCGCCACACCTGCGTCAGCGCCGTAGAGCCGCACGCGCATCTCTCCAGCGTTGATCATGTCGGCAGTGATCGCCGCACTGATCACAGTCACGTCGGTCGTCCCGGCTGCGGCCAAGGTGTCGATCAGCACCCAGCTCCCACCGCCTGCAACGTAGTCCCAGATGCTGATCGTCACACCGGCCGCGCGGTTGGCGCCGAAGTAGCCATTGAACCGGATCTCCGTCGGCGTCTCGGTCACCCCGGTGAAGATGACCCTGGCGTCGATGCTCGGCGCCCCTGTGGTCCCACCGATGGTCAGCTTCACCCCGTTGTTCAGGCGAGTGTCAGCGATCGTGCCGCTGATCGTCACACCGTTGGCGGTGTCGTAGGTGATCGATGTCGCCGGGAAGTCCAGGCCCGGCATGTCCTGCGTGATACACCTCCCGGCGGTCGTCGGTGACAGGCGCACCCAATCGTTCGGTGCTGCCGCGTAGCCGTCCTCCAGGATGAAGGTCGCCTTGCTCCCGGGAACAGTGGTGATCCACGTCGGGTGACCGTCCGGCACGCCGTTCTCCGCAACGAAACCGGTAACCACATAGGGGTTCGTCGCGGCAATGAAGCCGCCATCCGATGCGGTGTCAATGTTGACAGCCGTGCCTTTCACCGACGGGGCTCCGGTCTTGTTGATCAACTGGATGCGCCCCCACGCCGGCAGGGCGTCGTCCTCGATGACGCCGTTGACGCGCAGGTTGAAGGTGCGATTGTCTTCTACACAGGTGACGTTCATGGGGTCCATCCGCTTTCAATGTCAATGGCGTCAAGCTCTGCCCCGGTTGAGGCCGCCATGATGAGGTCGAACAGGTCGGACTCGCGGGAGAAGGCGAAGTCGTGCAGCGCCCCCACGGCCTCGAAGAGATCCTTGATCTGCGCCTTGGTCAGCTCACCCAGGCCGGCACGCTTGATGGTCTTGCCGGGCTTGTCGGCCAGGTAGTCGAGCGAGGAGGTGAACAGCACCAGGGCTTCCTTGTCGCTCGGGATCAGCTTGCCACCCACGTCGATGCCGGACTCAGCCACCTTGATGCGCTTGGCCTTGATGCGCTCGATCAGTGCGGCCTTCTCTTTGGCGAGATCCCGCGGCGGCTTGCTGAAGCTCACACCGTCCCACAGGTCGCCAACGTCGGCATGGGTGCCGTCGATCATGCCGGGGAACTGGTCAAGCCGGTCCACCGCCCAGACGGCAACGACGACGCCGTTCTCTACGATTGCGCCTCTCATACGATACCCCAGAGGATAGCTTTGCCATCACCACCAGCACCGCCAACACCGGCACCCGTTCCGCCCCCGCCGCCGCCCGGCTGCGACCCTGCGACACCCGCCGTGGCGTGACCGGCACCACCGTTGCCGCCGAAGATGGAAGTGCCTGGCACAACAAGCAGCGAGTTGTAAACTGAACCGCCGCCAGCTCCACCGTAAACACTATTCCCAGCGGATGCGCCACCGCCAGCTCCAGCTCCACCGCCACCGCCATAAGCCGAATGACCGCCTATTGTAGATCCGAGAGGGTAAGCTCCTTGCCCACCACCATACCCGTGATTGTTGATCCCTAGATCGGTTCGTGGTTGCCCACCGTAGGGGGATGTGCCCCCAAGACCAACCGACAACGCGCCACCGCCCCCGCCGCCCCCCGCATCTGAAGCGTTCGCAGCGTGTGACCCCCCACCCCCACCATAAGCCGTGATCGCGGTGTATCCTGACGCAACATTGAGGACAGTGTTCCCCCCAACGGCCCCAGAACCGGCTGACCCGGCGGCCTTTCCGGCTCCACCTGCCGCAACCGTCAGCGTCTCGCTGGCATCGAGCATGGCAACCGGGACGGAGATGGGGACACATGCACCGCCACCGCCGCCGCCGGCTGAATTGGCTAAACTGTTCGCGTTCGCCCCGCCGCCACCGCCGCCCCGCAGCAGGCCACCGATGCGACTGTAGCCGGAGAGCGGCTTCGTGAAGGTCTGCGCCCCGGCGGTCGTGAACTCTTGGTAGAACGGACTCAGCACCACGGTCTTAAAGTTCGACCCGTCACAGACGATCAGCCGCGTCTCCTGCGGCAGGATCGGGAAGGCATCACTCGCCACGCCGTCGATCGTCTCCGCGCCGTCAGGGTTGAGCGTCACCGGCGTGGCCGCGGTGTTGCGCACGATGCACCACCAGCCGTCGCCCAGTGTGGCCGCGGCAGTGATGGTCTGCGTGAAGGCTGCCGTGCAGTCGAAGTACTTGCCCTGGTCCGCTGCCGCCCAGATGGTGTTGCTGGAGCGTGCGACGTAGGGGATCTTGTCGGCGGCGACCAGCGCGTTGAGCTGCGTCTGGATGGCCGATGTGGCGCCGCCCAGGTAGCCGACCTCGGTAGCCGTCGCGGTCGAAGCCGCCAGGCCACCATTGGCATCCGTGACCAACGCCCGGCTGGCGGTCAGCGCCACGGCCTCCAGCGCCGTACCGGCTGCGTTGACCTGCACCTGGTCGTAGGCGGTGGCCAGGCCGATGCCTAGCTGTTGGAAGTTAATGCTCCCAGGAGGCGCTCCGGCAGCCACAGCCGCATCGATGTACGCCTTGGTGACGTTGCTCGAGCCGTGGACCTGGCGCCAGTGCGTGCCGTTGTAGACCAGCGCCACGACGCAGGACGTGGTGAGGTCACCGAGTGAGACCGGGTAGCCGTCCGCAGTGACGATCGCCTTGACACCGAGGGTGTCGACGTTGACCGTTGCCGCTCCGGTGTTGGCGTGGTTGGGTAGGAAGCCGATGGCGGCGCCGGCAGCCAGCGCCGTGACACCTTTTTGCGTGGTGACGACGTAGGCGCCAGCCGACCCGGCGCAGGTGCCGAAGGACACCTTGCCGTCGTAGATCGACGCCTTGGTCGGCAGCAGGTCAAAGGCGGCCTTGAGATCCTTGAACTGATCACGCACCGAGGCCGACGTGGCAGGGCTTAGGAACGGGGGATTGAGCGTGTTATTGTAATAGTCGTTGGCCATGTCATCCTCAAAGGAAAGCCCCGCCACTGTTCGATTGACTCGATCAGTGAGCGGGGCGTTGTTCCGCGCGACTCGATGTTGGTTTCTATACCACCAAACGACAATTAAATCAAGGCAATGTGTCCAAGAACTCGCGGTAGATTACATCCTCTTCCGCTTCGATCGCCCTGATCTCCTTGCGCCGCTGGCTCATCGACTTGGTCGGGTCGTTGCGGATGGTATCGATCAGCTCACGCAGCGCCGCGGCGCGCTTCGCCTCGGCCTCTGCGCTCTTGGAGATGTCGATCAGTTCACCGTGCTCGGCGTACAGCTCGTCGGCCACCTCGGTGGCGCCGCCCTTGTTGGCTGCGCGATACTGCGCCCGGTACTTCTTCGCCTCCGCCTTCGCTTCGTTGAACGCGCGCCGGCTGTCTTGCACCGTGTTCTCCCGACGGATGATGTTGACCATCGGCACCTCGGCCTCGGTCACGCTGCCGTTCCACGCCGCGCCGCCATCCATACCGAGGGCGGGGATCGGCGGACCAGCGAAGCCGTAGACCTGGTCGAGGAACGTGTAGGCGCCACCCATCAGGCTGCGCGCGTAGTGCTTGATCGACTCGGGGGAGACGTCGACCGCACCCTCGTTGAACGGGCTGCCGCCGGTCGCCTCGTTCAGCCCGGTGGCCACCTTGTCGTACCAGGTGCCGCGGGTGTTGCGCCACATGTTCTGGCTGTCCGGGGTGTCCTCCCTGTACTGAGTCGGCTGGATCTTACCGCCGAAGTTGTTCTGGTTGAGCGCCGGAGCCAGGGCGATGTTCAGCGCGGTCGGCAGCATGTTGAACCAGCCAAGGATGTTGGCCTCCTCATTGATCGGGTTGCCCACCGGGGAGAAGGCGTCGACGAAGCTGGACGCCAGATTCCATCCGCTCTTCTGGTCGAACTTCCCGTTGACCGCGTCGTTGACCGCGTAGCCCAGACCGACGAAGAAGCTAAACTCGTAAGGCAGCGGCAGGGTGATCTGACCGCGCTCCTTGTTGGTCGGGTCGGGGAAGATCAGGTTGCGGTCCTTGGTGCTGCGCGAGATGATCTCCCACTCGTCGTCATCGTCACCGAGGGCACGCACCAGCTGGGCCGACATGTAGCCGATGGCGGCCAGCGAGCCGACGGCGCCCCACACCTGCGCCTTGTGCTTGGCGCGGAACATGGCGTAGGAGGCGCGGGTCACGCCCTGGATCGCCGGGTTGAAGAACAGGTAGAGGGCGGACAGGTTGGCGCCCCACTCACCGCGCTTGTCGAAGTTGAGCGTCACGTTCTTGGCCGCAGCTGCCGACTCGGAACGGGACTTGCCCTCTTCCACCAGGGTACGGTAGGTGGCCAGCCGGTATGCGTTTTCCGACACGCTGTTCAGCGCCTCGACACTGTCGATGAACCAGCGCGCCGGGGAGTACTTGCCACGCCGCGCAGCATTCAGCCCGGAGGCGGCCACGGCCTTGGTGTGAGCGTACATCGGTGACTTACCCTGACGCAGCAGATCGTCACGGGTGCGCTTGTACTTCTCCTGCATCCCCATCTCGCGCTGGTACATGGTCGTCATCTTCTCACCGACCTGCTCCAGCGTGCCGAGCCAGGCGGCGCCGGTCGACCCGCCATCGTTGGTGTACTTGTCCACCCACGGGTCGCTGCGACGGTCGCCCGTGCGCAGGTACGTCAGCAGGCTCTTCACCGCCCTCGGGTAGTTGGCGAGGATCTTACCAGTCACCGTGATGCCGTAGTCCCCGGTGATGTTGATCGTGCCGGCCAGGGCATCGCGGATCGTGTTACGGATCGTGAATCGCGGATCGTACCCGGTGTATGCGCGGGAGAGGAAGTTGTTGATCTGCTTGCCGACGTTCAGGACCGACGCCACCTTCTCGACGCCGACCGCAGTCAGGGAGCCGGCCAACACTTCGTCGTTGAGCTGGATGCGGACCTGCTTGCCGTTAACGTAGGCGTTGATCTCGTTGGGCTGCAGCATCGGGCTCGACATGAAGACGACCGTGGGGTCGGTGCTCTTAACGACCTTGTACTCGCTGAACGGCCGACCGCTGGTGGCCATGATCGACTGGATGTGCTGGTGAGCCTGAGTCTGCCCACTGACACCAGGGGAGTCGGGGAACGCGGCCAGAGGCGTGCCCTGGAAGTAGACCGTGTAGGTTGCGACGTTGCGCACCGAAGGGCGCTTCTGCGGCTTGCCGACGGTGCCCACTGCCGGGTTGTTGGTCTCGAGCAGCATCTGCGCCACGGAGAGGTTGACCTTGTTCTTCTCGACCGCCCGGTAGGCCATCTCGCGCATGTTGATGATGTTCTCGATTACCATCTCGTCGCGCAGCCCGTGACCCATGCGGCGCTTCTGCCGGTTGTTAACCTTCTGCCCCTGGCCGGCGCCGCGGGAGATGGCCTCCTGGTCGCCACGCACCGGGACGTAGTAGCCGTAGCTGGTGTCCCATGCGTCCTTGGTGTCCTGGTCGATGAGCCCCTCGCGCAGGAGCAGATCAGCGGTGCCCTTGGTGAACGCCTGCCACTGGTCCGAGATGCGCTTGAGATCCGTCGAGGCGCCGGAGAGGATGTCGCGTGCGTCGATCACATCGTAGCCGGCGGCCACCGCCGCAGCGATCTCAGCGTCGGTGGTGGCGTAGCCGTAGGCCAGCTTGGTCGGGTCGCCGTGCAGCTTCTGTATGGCGGCGTTGGCCTCAGCAGCGTGGCGCGCGAGCAGGTAGTCGTTGATGTCGTCCAGGGGGATCTTCAGCTTGGCGGCTTCCATCACCAGGGGTGCCACGTCAGTCTCGACGAAGCGCACCAGGCGGTCGGCAACCTTGCCGTTCATGGTATAGAGCCCACGGGCAGCGTTGGCCAGCTCGGACAGCTGCGTGCCAGTCTCAGTGATCCACTCCTGCAGGGTGGCGACCCGGTTGTAGCGGTCCTGCACCTTGCGCAGGAACAGCTGCAGGTAGGTCTCCGTCGGCGTGCCATTGGCGTTGAGGCGGCGGGAGGAGTACTTCACAAACTCACCAGGCGTCTGCTCGGTGACCCCGATCATCGGCTGCGGCGGGACGACCTTCTCGTTCTGCTTGTTGGCAAAGGCGTCAGCAGCCTCCTGGGTCGGGAAGCGTGCGACCGTCTTCGTCCCTTCTCCTTCATTCTTGAAGACAAGGTAGGAGCTGCCACCCTGTTGGGGGACGACGAAGTGATGCCCTTCTGCCTTGCTGTTGGGGATGCCCGACATCACAGCGATCTGACCCTTGGCGTACTTGGCGAACATCTTCGGCAGCATGGAGTCGTAGAGGTTCTTGAGCCCTTCGCCACCGACCCTGAGCCCGTCTCCGGTGATCTCCTTGCCGCCTGACTTACCAAGGTCACGACCCTCGCCAGCGACGATGCTCTTGGCGATCTCCTTGCCGACGACGTCCGCCAGCTCGTTTGCGGTCAGCCCCTCCTTGGTGATGACCTCCTCGCCGTCCTTCACCGCAGACAGGTCGTAGGTGTCGCCCTTCTTGAAGTACTGGATCGCGTCGATCTGCTGCGACAGGTCGTAGCGGTCGGCCTGCTGCTGGCCCGTGGTCCAGGCGACGGCATCGAAGCCCTGCTCCTTGGCAATGGCGATGACCCGTTTCACGCCGATATCGTAGATGCGCTTGCGCAGCCACTCCGGCATCTGCTCCTGGTTGGCGTCACTCGGCCCCTGCATCTCCTCAACGAAGAGGACGCGCTTGCCGTCCACCTGGCGCTCGTTGTAGCGGATGCGGACGATGGGGTTATTGATCTCGGAGTATTGGGAGTGACCGTCTTTCCAGTTACCAGTAGCCGGTTTCCAATCATAACGACCTGCAATACTTATCACCGTGGTATCTGGCAGCGCGGTCAGAGTTTCTTCTGGGAAATATCCCTCCCCTAGCAAGAATGCTCGCGCTGCCTTTGCTTCCAGGTCAAAGGGCAGTTTGCTATATTCAGGCGCCGTGACGAAGAACTCCCGGTAGCTGCCCGCGACCGCGCCGGGGAGCGTGTACTGACCGAAGTGGGTGCGCCGTTCTGCTGTCGGCATCTGTGCGCCAGGCGGGAGGTAGTCGTTGAGATCATCACTGAGGCCGGACAGTTCATTATCATCCAGCACCACGTCCTCGAACTCGACGCTGTTCGCCTTGACGTGGTCGAGCAGCTCCTGCCTGGCGATCGTCCCGTCCAGCCCGGCGAGCACGTTGTCGATCTCCACCGGGGAGACGCCGGCGTTGCGCAGCATGGCCTTGAGGTTGAGCAGCGATGTCTTACCCTGCACCTTCTGCTCGACGACGCGCTCGAGCTTGCTGAAGAAGGGAGTCAGGGTGCGCATGGAGTAGCGGATGTCGGGGTTCTTCGCGCTGAACTTTCCAGAGTTATGCGTGGCGCTCTTGATGTCCGTCTGGTTGAACGCGATGAAGATGTCGGTCGGGTCGTAGACGTCCCCTTGTGACCCGCTGTCCGTCACGTTGCGGATGATGGCGCCGTCGTTACCGTACTTCTGACCTTCTCGGGCAACCATGTCGGTGGTCAACCCCACGTCGCCAGCCTCTTGCACGCTGGCACCAGGAGTGTTGTCAGCCAGTTCGTCGGCCTCATCCTTGGTCAGAACTCCGCGACCATCATCGGCATAAACGGGGTCGCCGTCCTGGTCGACAACTTCCCACTGGTCATGCCGGGAGCCGTCCCAGTTGGCTCCTTCAAAGTCTTCTTCGTTCGGGTTGCGGATGTTGAGGAAGACCTCGTAGATGCCCCGCTGCCCCTCTTCGTCGAAGTCGCTGATCGACTCACCGCGACCGGAGTATGTGCGAGCTGTTGTGCGGTCAGGGGTGAAAAAGAACGCACCCTTGACCTTGCCGTCACGGCTGTCGAACTCCGTGAAGCCCCCGTCGGTCGTCCCATGATAGACCACCAGCGGCTCGCCGTTCTCGTCGACCACCTTGGAAACGGACTTCTCGGTGTCGGCCCAGACGCCGCCCTTCATGGTAGCGAACTTCTCCCAATCCCCAAACCATTTCTTGAAGGCCGGCGTGCGCACCATGGCGTGCTGCTCGGGGGAGAGGTTGGACGGCTTGCCGTTGGGGGCAAGAGGGCGGCTGCTGTACCGGACCCCCTCGCCCTCGCTGAAGTCTCCGTTGTTCTCGACCGACTTGATGTCCGCCGGATCCCAGATGGCGACGGCGTCTTCAAACTTCTGATCCCAGACACCGGACCAGCCTTCCGCCTTGGCCGCAGCCTCTGCGCCTTCCCAACCGTGCTTGCTGATGTACTCCGACCACTTGGTGTTGCCCATGTACTTGCCCCGGGCGTAGAGCGCCATGACGATCTGGCCGCCTTTGCCGGCGCCATCGTACCCTTCAGCCACATCACGGTCGGGGGAGGTGTAGACCGCCGGTCCCATCGCGCCGATCTTGCTGCGGCGGAAGGCGTCGATCTTTTTGTCGGTGCCGTGGTAGAGCACCATCGGGGAGCCGTCCTCGTTGACGAGGTTGCTCTCCTTGGCGTTGAACCACGCTTTGAACTCGGGGGTGTTGGTCAGATCGCGGGAGGAATATTTTACAGGCTGTTGTACTTCTTGGCTTCCGGTGTCGGGTTCGCCCCGAAGAACTCCTCGAAGACTCTGTCCTCGATCTCCTGGGAAGTCTCGAAGGTAGACGCTTCCTTCAACAGGGACTGGCGTTTCTCCTCTTGCGATGTCGTTGTCGTACCAGGTTGCGGTTTCATGGGAACCTCCTTTCGACACCAATGTAGCAAAGTTCTGTGCCGACTGCAAGCCAATTCGTATGATATTGTATGGCGGAACCAAACGCCCCGTGAGTTCGTGTCTGGTAACCGCGCGGTCGATGGCCTTCTCTGCCGGGAGGTCGACGTAGTGCAGATGCACCGTGTAGCCCTTCTCCTTGAGGAGATCGATGCGAGCCTGCAAGGAGGCGGGGTTATCTCCGACCATTGGGTAAACGATGTTGTCACCGTTGGTCAGGGCGCGCACCATCACGGACGCCGTGATCTTGGAACTCTCCTCATGCACCGAGCTGGCGCCGAAGCCATTGCGGAAGCCCCACAGCTTCTCCTTGGCCGCGTCCGGGTCGATCAGCAGGGCACCGTGCTTCGCGACCAGGGGGTCGGCGACAGTGGACTTCCCCGATGCAGGCAGACCGAGAATCAGGTCAGCACGACGATCCTTATTCTTCGCCCCCTCACCGTAGAGAAGGGTCTTGATCCGGCCACGGTGCAGCCAGCGCAGCGGCGTGTCGATCAGGTGCGTCTTTGGGAGTTTCTCCGCTTCAGAGACCAGTTCGAGAATCTTGGTCGGGATTCGCGCCTCAAGCTCGGCATCGCTGAGGATGCGACTGCTCGCCTTCACGTCAGCGTTACGCAGGTCGCTCCCGGCCAGCGCCTCCTGTCCTGCGTTCGGATTGGCCTTGATCTCGTCGGCAACCTTCTTGACGAAGGCGGTGTCCGGCTTGATGTTGCGGCCACCGTTGGCGACGTACTCGTCAAGCTGGGCCTTCATCTCGTCCATGTTGATCTGGGACGGATCGGCCACATCGAACGCGGTGTCGGTGCGCGCGTAGTCCTTGCGCAGCTTGGCGAAATTGGGGTTGATGTCCTTCCACTCGATCTTGCCCTTGACCATCTCCTGCCACTTGGTCTTGGCTTCCTTCGCGGACGTGATCCCCTTGAACATGAACTGCGGGAAGACCGGGAGGATGTTGCGCTCCTTGCACAGCTCGAGATACGCCCGGGTGGTCTGCTCCGTGGTCTTGCCCTTGTCCCCGGCGAACTCCTGCATGATCGTCTTGCGGTCGAGCTTCTTCTCATCCAGACTCTTCTCGTTCTGAGTCCCCGTCAAGTTCTTCCAGTTCAGCGCATCATTATAGAACACCTTCGGCATCCCTGACGCATGGAACGGGATGATGTAGTCGATCCACTCCTGCGCGAGCGCCCACTCGGTCATTGCGTCGGAGGTGGTGACCATGATCACGCCAGCGTTGGGGTGTTTGTCACGCAGATCCTGGGCTTCCTTCCAGTCCATCCCCATGTGCGCGTCCGCCTTGAACGTCCCGTCCTCTTGCTCGACGGCGAACACCGACATGTTGATCTTGATCCCGGTCTTGCCGAAGATCTTCACGAACGCTGGATGCTTGGTGTAGGCGTGGGTGCGCATCCCGACAGCATAGGTGTCGACGATCGCCTGCCACAGGTCGAACACATGCTCGATCTGGAAGTCAGATGTGGAGAAGATACGCAGTCCCGCCCGGCGATTGATCCAGTCGAGGAACGTGACCTTCTCCCCGTTCTCGCGGATCGTTGCTTCAGCCTGCTTGAGGATCTGGCCGGCGTAATCGGTGTACATCTTCACCGCGTTCTGTGAGGACGACGCCTGTGCCTTGTTGCGGGCCCAGGCGTAGATCTCGGGGAACTTCTGTTCGTGCTTGGACTGTCCCTCATCCGTCAGGAACGGCATCAGATCGAACTCGGACGCCTTGAAGCCCTGCTCCCGCGCCTTCTCGATCATCGCCTTGTCAGCATCGTAGGTCCGACGCTTGGCAGCGACAGCAGCATCGAGCGACCCGTGAGCGGTGATCTCCTTCTTGGTCGGCTTGCCGGGCTGCTTCAGCTCAACCGTTCCTCCAAGAACCCCGGCGTACCGGGCAACCTCTGCCACGAATATACGGCGCGGAGACTCGACGTAGCAATAGACGCAGGGTGCCTCCTTACCGGCCTCCCGCATTCTGATCACCATGAGCATCGCATCACCTGCGGTCGGCGCGCGGTCAAGCACCCGGTACAGTTCGATGAGGTTGGCACCATACTCAAGCCGCTTGATGCAGGACGATGCGAGGTCCAGAGACTTGATGTAGAGCACAGTATCGTTGTTGTTGCGCAGCGGGTTGCCCTTCTTCCACTCGATGTTGTGCGGGAAGAGATCCTTGACGTTGTCGAGCAGCTCGGCCAGCGCCTTCATCTCGCGGACGTTGTCGACGATCTTCTTGCGGCGCGACTTCGGGACCGTCGGCAGAGTCTTGTCAAGCTCCGCCGACCACTCGTTTATCGTGCGTGCCGAGTAGACGACCGGCCCCGGTGAGACGATGCCGCTCTCGACGGCTGGTGACTCGGTCACCCCTTGACGCTCCATGGCGTAGTCAGCAACCGCCTTGGCGAGGATGGCGCGGACCTTCCTGGCGTCGGTGACGAATGATGCACGATAGGCAAAATCATCTGCATTGACGAACTTCGAAATCAGGGAGTCGATCCAGGCGACAATCTTCTGCGACAGGGACTGAAACTTGTCAGCACCCATGTTCGCTTCAACCTGGGTCCAGAAGTCGGCGTTGTCGAAGTTGTTGCCGAGGATGTCTGCGATCTGCTCCTCGATGTCACCGCCGACCCGAGACTGATACTCCTTGGAACGGAGCAACGGCTTGAGTGCGGATTCGAGAGCCGAGTAGAGTTTGGGGTTGTCGTTCTTGAGGAGATGGAGGATTTCGTGACCGAAGACGACGTTGAACTTCACGTCGGTACGAACATCAATGAAGACGGTGTCACCCATCTTCAGGTAGACCAGACCGTTGTCGGTGATCTTACCCGCGGTGTCACCCTTGCGCTGAAGAGTGCCGAAGACTACCTTTTTCCCGAAGACCTTGCCGAGGAATCTTGCGAGGTCCATACTCGACCGCGTGCCAGAGCTGCGTACAGCATCGCCGCCTCGTCCGCTTCCTCGCGCGTCAGACTGCCCTCCTCGATCTGACGCAGTTGCATCGTCAGACAGACCCTGCTGAAGTGCGGCTCCTCCTTGTGCTCCAGCAGATGCCGGCGCCTGGCCTCCTTGTGCAGCAGCTTGTCCTTGTCCCTCGACGACAGATCCAGTTGCAGAATCTCTTGGTACAAGAGGGGTAAAGGTAATCCCCGTTGCCTTTTGGAGAGTGTCGGCAATGCCCCGGTTTGAATCATCGATCTGCCATTCTTTGTTGAGAAGGTCTTGTGTCTCATCATCAAGCATAGCACCTTTGTCGATCGGTGCAACCTTGGCCGAGTAGGCGACCGTCTGCTGCTTCTTGAGAGCCGTTCTGATCGCGGTGGCGGTCTTGGCATTCGGCACGCTGGTCGAGCCATCCTGTGCCACCAGGCTCAACTTGCCGGCGGCATCCTGCACGACAACCTGCCCGTCGAGACCAGGAACGGTGAAGGCGGTCCCACCGAGGGACTGCACGGTGGTCTGCTGCGGAGACGCTGCCGGCTCGAGCGGAGCCGGCGTCGTCCCTACTTCTTCTTGCCCCCGCCCTTGCACTTGCCCATTGACATCACCCCCTAGCCCTTCATCTCCTTGCGGCTCCTGCCGCACGTCGGACACTTGCGCTTGTCCCGGCTGATCTGCTTCCCGCACTGGCACTTCATTGGTGGTCTGCTCCTTGGGTTGAAGGATGAAGCCGCCGTCAACGGCGACCACGTCGTGGCTATCCTGCAGGCGGCGGTAGGACCGCACCCGGGTGGCTGCCGCCTCGTCGGCGTAGATCTTCGGTTGCCCGGTGGCGGCATCCGTATTGTCGAACGTCGGAGCTGCAGCTGGCGCGGTGCTGGTCGCCGTGCCCCCGTAGACGCTCTCGATCAGCGACTCGTCGGTCAGCTGCGACACGTCATCGTTGGTCGTCTCGCTGGTGCCGTCGGGGAAGGTGAAGGTTGCGCCACCGTTCTCGTTGCGCGTCACGGTCACCGTGGCGCCATCGTTCACACCACCGGTGAGCGTGTAGCCAGGGTCAGCGACAGGCGACACGGGGGCGACAGTCGCTTCAGTGTCGCCTGTCGCCGGCAGGTCGACACCGAGGTTCTCGGCGGTCTGCTCGAACTCGTTGTAGGTGTCCTGGTTCCACTCGGAGGCCGCCGGCGTGCTCACGGCCTCGGCAGCCGCAGCGATGGCGTCGTCGACGCTGGTGGCCGCCGTGACGTCGGGCGGCGGGGTGACGGGAGCGGGGCCGGAAGGCGACCACCCGGGCACACCACGATACATCCGCTCCAGCGATCCGGCGGCGGACAGGTTCTCTTGAGTGTCGTCAAGAGTTTTCCGTGCGTCCGGCGACATTGCGTCATATTCCGCACGCCGGCGCCGGATCTCTTCGATCTGCTCAGGAGACTGCAGAATACCCCTGGCAGTCTCCATCGTTTTACCGGCAGCACCAAACATCCCGGTCTGCACAAGCGTCTGCAGAGCAGTCTCCCTGGCGTCCTTGCTGGCGTTGTAAGTGCGATCCCCGACCTTAATGTCGCTGGTGTCGAGCATGGTTCCAGACGCCCATGCGACAAGCGTCTCACCGGTGTACTGCAGCGCCTTGCTTGTACTATCGGGGTCATCCGATGTGATGATGTCCGCAACATTCTGGATGAGGGTCGTCGGAAGCTCGGTCATCTCCTCGACACCAAAGTACTCGAAGGTCCGGCGCAGCACGCTCTTGGCGCTCTGACTGTTGAACAGGTCGAAGAACTTGGCAGCAGGGATCGTCTCAAACCCGGCCTCAGCAATGCCGGCGATCACACCCTCGACCGCAGCAGCACCCTTGCTCTTTCCTTCAATCGCCCTGGCTTCGCCGTAGGTGTCACCGGCCGTGCGCAGGCCCATCGACCCGAGCATGCCGACAGGACCGAGCGCCATCCCCGGTGCCATGAAACCGGTCGACTCGACGGCGCCAGAGACGAGCTTGCCGGTCTCGGACGTCAGTGGATACTGTGCATCAAGTGACTTGCGATCTTGCTCAAGTTTGCGCAGGTCTTGGATGGCACTCTCGGCATCGATCGGGACGACCGGACCTTCCGAGTTTTCTTTGACATATCCCGGTGCGAACTCCGACGTCAGGAGGTTGAGAGACGCCTCGCTGCGCTCGAGCCCCTGCGTGAACTGTTCAGGAGCCCTGGCAATGATGTTGGGAACATCCCGCAGGAAGTTCCCCTCCATCCGATCCTCCGGCGCAGCGATTCCCATGACGTCGCGCTGAGAGCCAGCGGTGCCGGGGTTCCACTCTGCATAGTTGTCGGGAAGATTCGGATCCTGTGGGTTCCACGACGCATCAAGCCCAACCGGCGCTTCCTCCTCTGCATCAAACTGATCAAAGAAGTTGGCGCCGGTTTGCTCGTCAAACTGGTCAAAGAAGTTGGCCATGATCAGAACCCTTCAGGAAGGTATCCGTACTTTTGCTTGAAAGCCGCGGCGAGCTTGGGGTCCGCCTTCAAAGCAGCAACCGCTGCAGGAGGCGCGGACACCGTCGTACCCTCAGACTGTGGCGCCTTGGCAATCGGCTTACCACCGGTGAAGGCGCTCGATGCCCACGGGGACTGTATCATACCTTCGGCGGGAGTGTCATCAGCGGGTTTCGCCCCACCCCTGGTAGCGCGCAACCGCTCAAGGCCTTTGCGCAGCTCGTCGGCCGCGGCCTTCTGATCGGGAGTAAGTCGCCCGTCCTCACCCTTGAGGATCTTGGAAAGCTCCATGATCATCTCGGCTTCTTTGTTCAAGGTGAACCGGTCTTCCTTGGTGGTGGCACCATCGGCGCCAGACTTTGCTGCCTTGTAATCGGCTGCCAGTTTCGCCTTGAACTCGGCCAGCTCTTCACGGTTCATCTGATCGAGCTTCTTCAGCTCCACAGCCTGTGCGTGGTCCTTCTCATCCTTCGTCTCGGCGGTGGACTTGACGATCGGGTCGGGTCTGTTGACCGGGCCGGCGACCGCGTCCTTCTCAGCGGCGATCTCCTTGTTGGTCTTGAGAGCGCCCTCAATCTCGCCCACGGTGCTGATCTGACCATCGACTGTGTAGTCCTTGGAGAGGGCCGCAAGTCTGATCGCCTCCTTCTTGTCCTCAAGTGACGCCAGATACTCGCGCTGCTCGTCCCGGTCAGCGATCTGCTGCGTCCGGCTCTCAGCCTTCTCCGAGGCACGCAGCTCCATGGCGCGCCTGGTGGCAGCGTCCTCACGGATGCCGGTGGCGTAGTTGTTGGCCATCGAGATCAGGCCAGCTGCCAAGATGTTCTTATTGAACCCGCCCATCACGCACCCCCTGCGGCGATCATGCCCTTCTTCTTGTCAGGTTGACCGACAGCGGTCGAGATGCTGCCCTTGCCCTGGTTGTACCGCTTGGCAATGTCCTGGGTCTTCTTGGCGCCAGCCAGGATCTCGGTGCGCTCCTTCGGCGGCAGCTTGCGCAGGTCCGCCTGGATCTGCACCTGCAGCGCCTTCGGGTTGATCCTGCCGGCCTTGGTCTCCGCCTTGATGTAGTCCTGCGCCGCGACCGAGGTGGCCAGCAGCTGCAGCTCCTCGTTCAGCTTGAAGAGCTTGGCGGCCTCGGCATACTCGGCAATCGACTTGATGACCTCATGCCCGGCGAAGATCCGCACGCTGTCCTGCAGCTCCTGACCCGCCGAGCGGATCGCACTGTCGACACGCTGCATGACCATGACCGCGACGTTGGCCGTGCTCTGCACCGGGTCGACGCCGGTCTTGAGCATCTCCAGCACCTGGTCGCGCGTCTCCGGGGAGAAGATGACCTTGGTCGCCTTGGCGACGTAGCGGGTGAAGTCCCTCTGCAGGCTCTCTTTATCAGTGCCCGTCTGCTTCAACGGGACGATCGGTGCTGGTGCCATGGTCGTCTCCTATGCCGCGTAGCTGCGGTAATCGGTCATGCTGCTGGCGCCGCCACTGCCGGGGATTGCGGTCGACTGTTTGGTGACCACCCCGGCAGCGTTCGGCGTGGCGGTCTCGGTGGCGAGCGTCGGCATCTTGGACAGGTCGCGCATGTCGCCGGTGAAGTTGTTGGAACCGGTCAACGCGAGAGGGCCGGACAGGATCGCATCGTTGACGGTCGGCGTCTCCGGCGTCTCCGGACCTTCCTCGCCACCCAGTGCCGAGGCGGCCAGGGTGCCCACGCCCTGGATCAGGGCAGAGCTGCTGCGGTCACCGAGGCCGAGGATGCCTTCCTCGCCGCCGGTTGTCGGCGCCTTGGTCCCGATCTCTTTGACGACCGACCCGGTATTGGCACCGTTTGCTGCGGGAACCTGTGCGTCAGCCCCGGCCAACTTGGTACTGGTGCTCACTGTCTGTTGAGCAGGTGTGGCCGTGGCAGGCACTGTCGTAGACGCTGTCGCAGGTCCGGTCAGCAGCCCTCCACCGGCTGCAGCGGCCGACAGACCGCCGAGGATGCCACCACCGATTGCACCAGTCAGGCCGCCACGGAGCATCCCCTTGAGGACGTTCCCACCGGTAACGGCCGCCGATACTCCACCGACCACCGCACCGATAATGGCCCCGTTGACAACCCCGGCAACGATGCCGGCAGCTATCGAACCTGCCGCCAGATTCATGAAAGCGGCAACAGCCGCACCGATCATAACAGGCATCTCACACCTCCCGAATGAACACGGTCTCCAGCGGCTTGTAACCGCGCCGCCGCATGACCACGCTCATTGATTCATAGTTGTCATCCATCTTGGCGCCGGAGTAGATGACCCCGGCTCGATTACGTTTGGCCCACTGCTCCCAGGCCGTCAGCAGGTTCAGCGACCTGCGCCCCCGGTGCTCCGGCAGGACGAACCAAAAGACCTGCTGCGCTGCCCTGACACCGCGATTCATGTACATGGGGAGCAGGAAGCCAGCGATACCGCCGACGATCTCCCCCTCATGCTCCAGCACCATCACCACTCCATCGTGTCGCTCGATCAGCTCCAGGATCGTCTGCTCCAACGACGCCTCGTCGTAGGGGAAGTAGCCTGGCAGGATCGTGTGATCGAAGAACCGGCGACCCTTGATCGCCATCTCCTCGGCCTCCTCAGGCAGCGCCAGGCGCACGCCGCGCGGGAGACCCATCACCGATGCGAGGTCGGAGATCAACCCTCACCCCCGCCGACGGTCCTTGCAGCCGCCGCTGCCGCTTCCTCTGCGGCCTTCGCATCGAGGTCAGCCTGCGACCCGGGGAACGCATTGGCGCTGTTGTTCTGCTGCGTCCCGGCGGCGAACTGATCATTGACCCACGCCACATCGAGCTGGTAGATGGCGGCCACGGTGTTCAGGCTCGCCTTGAAGTTGGAGGTCAGGTTGTTGGCGATCGCCTGCCGCACACCCTCGCCCTTGAGCGACGTGTCGCGCTGAATGTTGTTCAGCTGCTCCTGGTAGGTGTTGGTCAGGTTGCTGACCGTCGTGCCCAGCTCGGCGCGCGTCTGCGCCGTCAGCTTGGTCGTGTCGAAGTTGATCCCCTGCTGCTTGAAGTAGGAGTCGATGTGCTGATCTTCCATGACGATGTTGCCGTTGGCGTCCTTGACGACTTCGCCGTTCGCATCGCGCTTCGGCAGCGTGGTGTAGTTCAGCGCCTTGGTGGCGTCGATCTCCATCTGCGTGGTCTTGATCCGGTTCGCCAGCTCGTCAGCCAGGCGCTTGTCACCGTTGGCCAGCGCCTCGGCTTCCATCTGACGGTCGATCCGCAGCTTGGTCGTCAGCTGCGCCATGGCATTGGCGGCCTCCTGCTCCCCGAGGGCGATGTTGCCGGCGATGTTCTGCTGGTTCAGCGCCTTCTGCGAGCTGAACGCGTTCATGGCCGAGGCGGTGTCGAGCTTGGCCTTCTGCATGGCCTCCTGCGCCGACATGCCGGACTCGCTGTACGTCTTGGCATCCTGCTGCGCGATCGGCAAGGAGGCGTCGATGGCGGCGCGCTGGCCGGCACCAATCGCGATGGAGCTGTTCACCAGGCCACGCCCGGCAGCCTTGCCGATGGCCCGGTTGGTGGCCGACTGCATGAACTTGCCGTTCTCGTCGGCCAGCTGACCCATCTGCCAGGCGACCCGCTCCGGGTCGGTGATGTCGCGCGGTCCCTGCTTGATGTCAGCCGTGACGAAGCTGGCGTTGACATCGTCCGCGTTCCAGCCGCCCGGGTCGGTCCACTCAGCCTTGTCGCCGGTCACAGAGTAGTCGACCGTCTCGGTCGCACCAGGCTGCTGCCCCGCGGCCGTGTCGATCAACCCTCCGCCCCCGCCGCCGGAGAGCTGCTGCGCTCCGCCACCGTTGACGACGTTGCGTGCCGTGCTGACCATCCCGTTGTTGCCGCCGGGAAGGATACCGTAACCCACGGTGCCGTCGGCGCGGGTGGTCGCCACCATGTCGCCAGCCTGGGCGTAACCAGGGACAGGCTGCTTGGTGACCGGGTCGACTTTCGTATGAACGCCGGATGTGTCCGCCATGTCTCTACCTCATCAGGCGGCGCTGCGAGTAATGCAGCAGCACGCTGTTAATGGTGAAGTCGCCAACGATGTCCGAGCTGCCGTAGAAGATCAGGCTGATGTTCTCCCCGGTGCCGTCCAGCTCGCACTCGATCGGGCTGGTGCTGGACAGGTCATAGAAGAACTGGTCCCAGGTCAGGTTGCCGTCCCAGCGACCGTCCTGCAGGTACGCACCGTAATCGCTCCAGGGCGCCGTCATCTGCCACTGACCGCCACTGATGAAGTCGGCGTAGTTCAGGTTGACCGGCTGGCTGTACTCGTCGGAAGCATACCCCAGAACGTGGTTGAAATAAAACTCGGAATAGATGCCGGCCTCGGAGTAGACCTCGACGGCGGCCTTGCGGTAACGCTTCTTGACGCGCGGCGATCCCTGCGAGGCGTAGACCAGCTGCATCATGTAGTCGATCTCGGTGCCGTCGAAGCTGGTGCCCTTGTCAAGCTGGTAGACGAAGCCGTCCGACGCACCGACGTACATGACGTCGACGCCGGCGCTCTTCCCCTCGTAGGCGCAGTTGACAACCATCGGGGTGAACACGGGCATGCAGCCCAGCAGCTTGTTATTGACCAGGGTGATGTAGAGCGCGTAGCCGTCACTGTAGAACACCCGGTATTGACTCTTGCGGCGCGACACCGTGGAGGCGGTGGCCCTGCCGATCTTGCCGTTGATGAACGGCAGGATCTTGCTGGTCAGCATGGTCGACGAGAAGTTGCCGAAGTCCTGTGCCGCGCGCAGGCTTGACGCTCCGCGGTCGTCGTACATCAGGGTCATCGACAGATTCTGGATGGTGTAGGCCACGGCCCCGGTGCCGGTGTTGAACTGGACGAAGTTGAGGTCGCTCACGTCGTTGCCGTAGAGAATGCCGGTGTTGTCGCGGGAGGTGACCCCCAGCGTGCCGCCGGTCTCAGTGCCAGGCATGACCTTGATCCCGGTGATCGTGTCGCCGGTGGGGATCTCCCAGACGTCAGCGACACTGGCGTCCCAGTAGAACGGATCGCCAGGCATCGAGCCCATCAGCGACGAGCCCAGCGTCAGCACCAGGAAGGTCTTGAAGCAGGCGATGTGCGACGGCGTGTCGGTGGTCGCTCCGGTCGCGATCGGCGTCAGGATGGTGCCGTCGAACTCGAACGCCTTACCCACGCCGTTGACCCCATAGAGCCGCTTGGTGATCGACTGCCCGTAGAAGTTGTACTCGACAAACTCGTAGACGCCTGCCGGCGGCAGAGTGATGTCGGTCTGCACGCCACCCAGAGTGACGCTGCCGCCCGGGAAGGTGGCCGCCCCAGCTGCGAAGCTGCCGCCAGCCAGGGTGTCAATGACGAAGATGCCGACCGCTGTGTGCGCGCCGTTCCAGACACCGGTCCTGGTGGCCACACGCTTGATCACGGCGGTCACGCCGCCCTGCGTCAGGGTGAGCCCCTCAGCTGGAGGCAGCTCACTGGTGCCGTTGTTGCCAACGGTGAAGGCCACCTGCTTGAGCATGGCGACCTCGGACCAGCCGGACGACGTCGACTTGTAGAGCTTCGCCTTGGTCACCGGGGTCGCATCCTCGTCGCGGACAGCGTAGACCACGTCGTTGAACTCGACCACGCCGCGGATGGCGTTCTTGCCAGGCACTGCAGCAATGTCAGCCCGGAAGATGTCGGCCACGGCGTTGCGGAACTGCGCCAGCTCCAGCGGCGTGCTCGGTCCACCGGAGACGTCGCTCACGGTGCCGACCAGCCCGGCCCCGGTGCTGACCGTCTCCGTGGTGGCGTAGGTGCCCGTGATCTGGCACACAACCATCCGGGTGCCGTCGACGTAGGCGACAGTACCGGTGGCGCCACCGCTCGCCGTGAGCGTGTCACCGATGACAGGCACGGTGGTGACGGTGGCGACCTCGATGATCTGGAAGATGACGGAGTTGTCGGTCGGACTCGGCTGCCCGTCGAACCGCTCGTAGCCGGCGATCCGATTGTAGCCGCCGTTGACGCCACACTCGAAGTTGAGCGACTGGCGACAGACGCCGCCGGCCAGCGACAGCGTCGGGGTGACCTGGTCCATGCCATCCTTGCAGACGATGATCTCGGTCTGTACGGACGGCAGGTTCATATCATGCTGCTCCCACGCTGGACAGGCGGCGTATGTTCGAACAACATCCTGGTGAGGAACTTACTGTAGCCGGACTTGCCGATCTCGATCTGCTCCTGCGCGACTTCGAAGAGCCCGTACTTGACCATGGCCCCGTAGACGACGACCAGGTGATGCTTGCTCGGGAAGATCGGCTCGTCGGCGTCAGCACTCAGCTCATGCGGCGAGCGGAAGTATTCGGCCACGATGGTGTAGTCGTCGTTGGGGATCGGCCAGAACATGAGCGCCTTGTCGGCCGGGCGGATGGTCATGTAGAGAGGCCGCCCCTGCACCGAGCGTTGCGTGCTGTACAGGTAGCGGTCCCGGAAGTCAGAGTAATCCATATACTGCGGCAGCATGATCTCGTTGCCGACGCCAGCCGAGGTCAGGTAGCCGCGGAACGAGTCGAACCGCCAGTTGCCGAAGTCGGAAACATCGATGTCCAGCCCGGTGCCTACCGTGTAGGCTTGCTGGGCTGCGACCGTGCTGAAGGTCTTGTCCTTCCGCATGAAGTCCCAGTCGTGGCGCTCGAGCTGGACATCGACGTAAGCCTGTGCGATCCAGTCCTTCAGACGCTTCTGTTCCTTGACCAGTCCGACGACAGTCGTAATGTCGGCACCAGAGATGCCGCATTCTTGCTTCAGTCGGTTAACCAACTGCAGAAACGTCATGATGTGACTCCTCGCTTTTTCAAACCAAGCGCCTCTTCCAATGACCAACCGCGCGACAGTCTCCAAGATAGTGTTACTTTGTTGACCCCGTACTTTTCAGCCAATTGCGTCTGGTTCATTACAACACCATCAAACGTGAGAAGGTTCTGGACAGATCGTGCTTTATGTGACATTGGCACGTCCCGGTAAATTCGCTGCCTCACAATATCTTCTGTCAAACTGTACTTCACAGCAAGCTCTTTTACAGATAGACCTTCCAGCACCATCGTACAACGTTTGTTATCGTTTTGCCTGCTCTTCGGTAACCATGTACAGTTCTCTTTCGAGTAGCCACCGTTGACGTCCAACCGCTCAATCGTCATGCCCTCATCTGGTTCCCCCATGTCCTCATAAAACAATGTGACGTCGTGCCACCTGTCACAAACTTTTATGCCCCGCCCTCCGTAATGATGATAGTTCCTGTCCCTCGGATTCCCGCACCTAGACATCATGTTGCGCCAAACTCCGTAACATCTAAGATGCGAAATGCTGTGAGTTCTTGCACCAATTCTGACACATCCGCAAGAGTGCTGCCTTTTTACATTCGCCCCGTTTATGACAGTCATTCTTCCACATTCACACAAACAGCGCCAGCAAGCTCTCCCGCGAATGTCACTTCCCGCTCGTTCAACGATTGTGAGCATCCCGTAAACCTGACCGATGAGATCTGAGGTAGCCATGGTGCGTCTCCTTTTATTGGAATTGCACCATTGTATCGTATCTGTAACGGTCAGTCCACTCAAATCACATCGGCCATTCTCTGGCGTAACCACTCCGCACCCTTGGGGTTGCTGTCCTTGAGCACGCTGAACGGATACTTGTGGGCACTGTGCTGCCGAATGGCGCGAGCACGTTCGCCACCGTTGTTGATGTACTCAGGAGTCGTCACGCGACCGGTTTTAACGATCAGGCTGTCGACGAACTTGCGCTTGGCGATGGTGGGTTGACCACGGAAGAAGGCTTTGAACACGCCGTTGTTGCCAACGATGACCGGGTTCTCCGCGTTCTCGTCGGAGGTTTCGTGGACCAGGATCTCGATCGGCTCCTCCATGAATGCGAGGGTGCTGACGTAGTCAGTTTCGAGAGGTCTGTCAACCGGTTCAAACTGGTTGGCGGCGGTAGGGATACCGTCACCGAGGCGGATGTCCGGGGCTTGGCCGACGGGCATGTCCGTAGTCAGAACGTCTTTCCTTGCCATCTGATTGATCTCCTTGGTTGGGGCGCCAGGACGGGGTTAGCCGCCCTGGCGCCGGTTGAGAGTTAGGCCACCTGCGGACGGGACGGCAAGAAGCCGATCGCCTGGGTCGCATGGACGGTGCTGCCGGTGTTCCAGTTGGTGGTGCCGATGACGAACGCCGAGCCACTGTAGTTGATGTGGGTCGTGTAGGTGACCGGGCAGATCCCTTCAGGGATCGACGGGAACCGGGGAGCGCGGGAGAATGCGTTGCTGGAGTCCAGCGCCACGGTCTCGCCGCGGTAGATGCTCACGGTGCCGGCAGCGTTGACGCCCCAGACGACGACCGTGCCGTAGCCGGTGGCCAGGGACAGTCCCGCGGTGGTGCCGTTCTCCAGGACAGCGCCGGCGGAGTCGGTGGTCGGGGTGGTTTCACCGGTGGCAGCGGCCTTGAGATATGCCTTGCCGTTGATGAAGTACTGGATGTCCCCGACAGAGTAGGTGGTCGCGGCGCCACTGATGGCGTACACGCCCGGCTTGCTCGGGGTGATGGAGACCGCGAGGGTCGAGGAAACTTCTTGGCCGATGGATGCCATGGTCGTTATCTCCTTATCAGGTTAGTTAGCAGTGATCGACAGCCCCGGACGCCACGGCCCGGTGATGTTGATGTAGGCGACAGTCAGGTTGACGGCGTCAAGGTCGGTCGTGGTCGCGTCGAACAGACCACCCGTCCCGTTGGCGATCAGCACGGCACCGATGACCACGCTGTTCTCGGGGATGGTCGGCGGCACGATGGCAGCCACACCGGAGGCGGTCAGCGCCGCGGTGCCCATGCGCACGGTCACGGTCCCGGCGGCGACGGCCGTCAGGAAGTAGATGTTGCTGTAGGTGTCCGCGATGTCGTGCGTGGTCGCGGTGAAGTCGACCTCGGCTGCGGCCACCTTGACCAGCACGCCGTTGATCGACCCGTAGACATCGGAAGCGATCTTGATCTTCTTCTTGGATCCGGTCCCGATGGCCAGGCCGCCGGAGTTGAAGGTGCCGTTGGTCGTCGCTTCGATGACCTCACCGAAGAACTCCTCGTACTTCTCGAGGACGGCCTGCATCAGCGAACCGTCGCGACGATCGGCCAACGCATTGAGGTGCTGCTTGAGATTCTTCAAAATTGCCATGAGACTTCTCCTTCGCAGTAGGGGGCGGGGTTGCCGCCCCCAGTGCGGGTCAGGTGTTAGTCAGTGAGGACCGAGGCGCCGACTTCCGCAACGGCCATGTGCAGGCTGTTGAGCAGGACGGCAGTGAAGTAGCAGCTGGCGCCGATGTAGCCGCGCTGACCGGTCGGGTCGTTCTTGTCGATCGAGGACGGCTTGAGGTCATGCACGTCCATGGCCTTGGCGCCGCGCAGGGCGACGTCGCCGCAGGCATCGCGACCAACGACCACCACCTGATAGACGTCCGGGTAGGAGCTGCCGGTCGAGGTCAGGCCGTAGGTGGCGGCAGTCACCGAGGTGGCCGCGTTGATGATCGAGACCAGCTCCGGGGAGGCGATGATGCGGAACTCCTCGACGGTGCCGACTTCGTACGGGGAGATGGCTTTCATGTTTCCGTACTTGGCGACGGGCACGAAGCCAGGGATGTCGCGGACGTCCGGCTTGAGGTCCGTGTGAATGAAGACCAGGAACCCGGCCTCAACAGCCGAGGTGCCGTACTTCGGGCTGGCCGAGAGCACTTCCGTGATCTTCTCGGTGTGCTGCACGTCGAGCGCCTTGGTGATCTTGCGCAGGAGCTTGAGGGACAGCTTGCCGTTCACGGTGAGGCGGGTGGTGCCGGTGCCACCGTAGAACTTGTTGGTGCAGGCTTTGGCCACGTTGAAGCGGACCAGCTCGCGGACCAGGGCCAGACGCTCGCCAACCTGGGCCTTCATGGCGGCCGGGACGTCGTCCTCATAGAGGTCGGCAGTGCGCTTGGTGTAGCCGAAGAGCACGGTGTACTCCTGCATGCTCACCGAGATGTCCTGCGGGGTCAGCGTCTCGGCGTTGGGCGTCACACCCTCGCTCGAGAGGTGCTGATTGACCAGGGTCTGGGTGCGGTCGCCGGTCTCCGTCGAGACGAAGAAAGTGTTCGGGCTGGAGGTCGTGGCGTTGATCGGCAGCCAGCGACGATAGATGACGGTCTCGCCGGAGTTCTTCGGCATCGGCTTGCTGCCGAAACCGAGGGACAGGACTTCACGGGGGACCGCATGGGTCAAGATCTCGCCCTTGGTTTTGCCGATGCGCTGGGCGGGGGACAGCATGGTGGACAGTGCCATGATCGTTCTCCTTCAGAGAGTAAGTAGTTAACGTTTACCGAAGGAGGCCATCATTGCTGCCTCCTCCTCGTCTTCAGTGCCACCAATCACCGTCGTGCCGGGGATACCCTGCGGCGTGACAGCGGCGGTCAGGCGGTTCTGCTTGTCCTTCTCGGCCTGAGCTGCTGCCAGCTGGGCCTTGTGCCAGGTCTTGAACTCGGTCAAGCGTTTGCCGATCAGCTCGGCGTCCCAGGATGAATCAAGCTCTGCAGCTTCGTCAGGCTTGAGCATCTTGGTCTTGAACGTGTCGAACTCGACACTGGTGACGACCAGTTCCCAGTCGTTGTGATCCTTCTTCAGCAGCTTCTTCTCGTAGTCCTGCCGAAGTTTGACCGGATCGTCGGCCGCGAGCGGCTCGTCCGAGACGGGCGGTGCAGTCATCTGCATGGTCGACGGCGCCGGGTCGGGCGTCAGCTCGGGTGCCTTGGCACCATCGAACAGGATCTCGGCAAACTCGGGGAACTCAGTGAACAGTCTCTCCCGTGCCTTCGGTGAAATCCCTGACGCTTCCTTGCGCGCCTGCTCCAGCTTGTGCTGCACGTCCCCCAGCTTGCCAAAGAGCTTGTCAATGGTGCGCTGGTGTTCTGCCTTGATCCCGTTAATCACCTCGTCGAACTGCTGCTTGGAGAGGAACTCCGGTTCGGGCTCGGTCACGGGAGGTGCTGCCTCGGCCGCGGTCTCGGTGCCTTCGGGCTCTGCATCCTGTTCCGGGGTCTCCGTCTCTTCGACGGTGGGTGGCGCTACCTCATCGAGGTCAACGTCGTTCCCTTCAAACCCGGCTTCAAATGCCGCTTCCTCGGCTGCCTCGTCCTCCGGCGTCATGACAATCTGCTCTTGCTCTTCCATGTTTCCTCCGGCGGCCTCGCGGTCGCTAGGTAATGTGCGGGTCGGGTTCGGCCCACGTTAGAATCAGCTTGATCTCAGCGATGCGACCGCGCAGCTTGATGGTCTCCTCAACACTGAGGTCTTTATCGTTCTGCTCCCGCAGCATGGTCAGGCGCTCAGTCAGCTCGGCCGAGACCCGGACCCAACATGCGGATTCACGTTCCAGTTGGTTCAGCTTCACGCAGGGCCACTCCACTGACCCGAGTAGAACAGGATCACGTTCACGGTGGTGGCGCTGGCTGCCGTAGCGTCGATGACCCTGAAGTTGCGCAGGGTGTCGGCGCCGACGAGCTGGTATGAGTTGTTGGCCGGCAGCACGATGCCCTTGTCGTAGGTCGTGTCCGGGTTGGTCCCGTCCAGCGTCATTAGGGCGGACTGCACGGTGGCCTGCACCAGGGCGGCCTTGGCGACCGCACCCTTGAACGGGTAGTCGCTGGTGTCGGCGGCCGGCGTGCCGGTCATCGTGGCGTCGTCGGTGCCGGCGCGCGTCTTCAGTTTCTCGTTGTTGCCCCAGGTGCCGACGCTGTTCTTGATCGTCAGCGTGCCAGCCGCATCGCCGCCAGCCCAGGAGCCCGAGGCCAGGGTGACGCTCACGACGTCGGCCGTGGCACCGGAGGTGGCACCGATGATAGTGTCGCCGGCTGCGATGACCGCCGTTCCTCCCGAGGTGAAGGTGATGACGTGCTGCGTGTAGCAGAGCACGTTGGCACCGAGGCCGGTCGGCGTGGCGCCGGGGACGATCTTCTGGGACGACTTCGGGATGCCCAGGTAACTAAACGCGAGTACGCTGTCCATGATGGTCTCCTATACCGTCGGTGCGGTGGTCTTCTTCATCCAGCCAGCGGCCCGGTCCTGCCACGACCGGTAGGCCGAGTGCATTGCGTCACGCTGCTGTGCCAGTGCGTCCCCCGTGGCGATCGGTCCGGTCTGCGCCGGTTGCTGTGCAGCGATGCCACCGGCTGGCTGTGCAGGTGCGGTCGGCTGCGTGGGGGCGGTCGGTGCTGCAGGTGCCACTCCAATGGGAAGCCCTGTTGCCCCGGACCGTGGCACACGCGACGGTTCCCTTGGGTTAGAGGTACGCCGGTTGAGTGCTTGCTGAACACTGAGCGTGCCAAACTGGTCCTGCTGCCGCTGTCGCCTGGGTGTGAGCCCCGGTGTCGTCTGCGGTGTCGTTGACGGGGCCGCCCCTATCTTCCCGGTCGTCGCGTCCACCTTGTAATTCGGCATGCTGGTCGCAAAGATCTGTCTGACCTGGTCCCCATTGTAGTTGCCAACCCCGCCGGCGGTGAGGGCGGCAGCCAACTGATCGGGGGTCGCACCGACATTTACAGCAGCCTGGACAATCTTGGTCGGGTCGTTGCCAACATCCGCAAAGAACTTCTTCAACTGATCCGGGGTGTAGTTCATGTTGCCAATGGTGACCACGTTCTGCGGTCCCATGTTGTCAGCCGGCAGCGTGTTGGGCGCGGTAACCTGCAGGGAGTTGCTAACCGCCTCGTTCACCGATTGAAAGGCCATGGTCATTACTCCTGGAATGCTCGCCCGTCCGGGGCGTGCTGTGGCGGCTCGACCGCGGGGGTGGCCACCTGGGGAGCCTTGCCGACCTTGATGCCGGCCAGCTCCTTCTGGGTCGTGAGGCGCATGGTCTCTTTGGCCAGGTCTGCCTTGATCTGGTCCAGCGTCAGGTCGCGCTTGTTGGCATACTCGAGCAGGGCCAGCTCACGCTTGATCCGCAGCTCTTCGATCTTGGCAGTGTAGGTCGCCTGGTCGCGCTCGGTCTGCGCCTGGACGTAGACGGTATCGCGATCGGTGTCGACCTGGATCTTGTGCTGCGAGGTCTGCTCGCGCTGCTGCGCAATCTGCAGGTCGGTTTGCGAACGGATCTTGGCGACCTCGATCGCCGGGTCGGCAGGCGGCGGCTGCTCGGCGGCGGCCTTCTTCTGCTCCTCGGTCAGCTGCCACTTGTCAGGGATCATGCGCTTGGCGATCAGCACCTGCGTCATGGCCTTCTCGGGGTCGAGCCCGAAGGCCGGGTTGATCGACATCTGCAGGATCGCCAGGCTCTCGATGGCCTGGATGTCGCGCTCCACCAGAGCGGTGCTGCCGACGGCCTCGATGACCACGTCACCCTTGGCCTCCTCCGGCCCGTACTCCATCAGGTGGACGTAGTAGCGGCGGATGTGCGGCTCGGTGATCTTCTCGTCGAACATCCTGGCCAGCCGGCGCAGGCCGGCGCTGGCGTTGCGGTTGAGCAGCTCCATGCCACCGACCGTGTCGGGAGCGGAGCCCTGCTCGCCCTGCAGCAGGAAGCGGATGCCGGTCGCATCCTCCATCATCTTGTAGCCCAGCTCGATGATGGCGTTCAGCTCCTGCTGCATCATGGGGATGTTCACCGACATGAAGGCGTCGGAGACCGAGCGGATGTCGACCTCCTCCGTGGCGTACCAGATCTTGCCGCCGTACAGCGTCCAGTTGTTGTCTGCCGGCCGGATGGCCTTCTGGCGCAGGATCAGCTGCGGCGCCTTCGAGAGGCCGCCGTTCTCCATCAGCGAGCGCGCCGCGGAGTTGATCATGTCCTGCGGCGTGCGACCCTGTCGGGCGATGCCAATGCCCCACGGGCTGTCGTTGCGCGCCTGCCAAGGGAAGAAGTCGAACGGATACTCCCCGGTGGACAGCGGGTTGAGGAACGCTTTGATCGGCGTCTCGTTGACCATGACCACGATTGCCGGGACGCTGTGCTTGCTGCCGCCGGCCATCTTGGTGTCGACGTTCAGGGCGTCAAGCCCGTCCAGGTCCACCAGGCCGTAGTAGTACCACAGCTCGAAGCGGTCCTCGTCCTTGGTCATTGCCTCGGGATCGCGGACGCCGTCGCAGTAGTTGCACTTGTTCGGCCCCTCGTCCAGCACGCTGTCGATGGCCTCGGCCAGGTAGCTGCTGTCCTTCTTCAGATCCTTGAGCTGCCGCGCGTTGAAGTAGTCGCGCTCGATGAAGTAGGCACCGTTCTGGATGTCGCTGCCGCAGTTGGGATCGGGGAAGCAGTTGCGCGGGTCGACCCACTTGCTGACCGGTGCGACCGAGTCGCTGATGATCAGGGCCAGCTTGCCGTCCTTCTCCTGAGTCTTGCGGAGCTTGCGGATCTTGGGCACCGGCCCCTTCAGGACACCCGTGCCGATGCGGCCGGCATCCTCGATGACCTGACGCACCTGAGCGGTGTACTGACACTCGACCAACCAGTCCTGGATCTGCTTCTGGCTGACCTCGGCCTTGTCCTGTGCCTCACGCTGCCGGGCACTCTTGTCGTCAGCGGCCTGCTGTGGGTCACCGCCCAGCTCCATGGCGATCTTTTCGAGATCGTCCTGCACCGGGCTCGGCTTGACGGCGAAGTTCCAGTCGTTGTTCGGCAGCAGGATGTCAGCCATCCTGGCCGTGCCACTGTCAACAAATTGACGGGTGACATTGAAGAACGCGGTGCAGCGGTTGCCGGACAGCTCAGGAGCCCTGGAGATGCCACCGACCGTCGACGGGGACTTGAGGTAGCTCACATGGTCGCGACAGGCGTCGTCGATGCCGATGTAATACTCCTCGTCCTCCTGCCAGATCTGCTCGATGCCGGTGGCCTTGCGACCACTGACGGCCTCGTCACGGCGCTTGGTGACCAGCTTACCGATCGACTCGATCCGGGCGTTCTTGGCAGCACGCAGCTCGGCAACCATGTCGCCCAGCTCGCCGCTCATCTCCTCGTCGATCTTGTCTTCCAGGTCCATCATTCGCCCCAAATAGAGAAAGCCCCGCCTCTGCAATCGATGTTCTGACGGCAAAGCGGGGCGATGTTCCGCGCGGCTTAAAATGTTAGTACAGCTATCTACACGAAATCGCGAACAAAGTCAACGATGTTTAACAATCACCTGCGGCCCGGTGTCCTGACCAGTGCATCGGCAGCAGCTGGACCGTGGCGTCTTGCCCAGCTGGTACTCCGTTTCGAGCAGCTTCACAGCGAAGCAGAGCACCCTGTAGAGGATCGAGATGCCGCGGTTATCGGTCACGTCGACCCTCCCACCACTCGTCCAGCGTGACCAGGATGCCGAGAAACACGGGCGGCACGACGACGATGGCAACGAACAGGATGGCGGCGACTTCGAAGATTGTCATAATGAACAGCCCCGGCTCATCACCGGGGCTCTCCGGTTAGCGTTTGACCGGCTTCTTGACCTTGCCGCCGGCAACGGTGATGTTACCACCCTGCCCAAAGGTCTTGACAGGCATCGCGGGTTTCTTAGCCATGGGGGATCTCCTTTCACTGAGATGCGCTGAACGGCAGCACAATCTGCCGGTCTTCGGTGATGATCGGCGAGCCCTCTGACTTGGTCAGCTGGTTTTCGCACCAGATGGCACCATCGTGGAAGGCGTCACTGATCACCTCGGCCAGGATCAGCCGCAGCTCCGGCGTGACGCCCTGAACGAAGCGACGGTCGATGAAGGTGTTGAGGTACTCGGTCATGTCCTCCACCAGGCGCTCGTCGGTGGCCTGGCAGGCTGCAGCGTGTCGGATCGCGTCATCCATTGGTCACATCCCCATGCGGTTGTAGGCGACGGGCATCGGCACCTCGGGCAGGGCCGCCACCTCGTCCTCGTTGGTCATCCTGTCCAGGTTCAGCGATGCGTAGCGGAACATGTCGGCATCATCACTGATGACCGGGTCGTGTGCCGGCATCCCGTCGCCACCGCTCTTGGTGTCGACGCGCCGGTAACGCTTCAGGCTCTCGACGAGCCCGGCGGCGTAGACACGGTCGAAGTAGAACTGCGGAAAGCAGTTGCGTGCGTTGCGGATGCCGTCCTCCCGTGGAATGTTCGGCGTCTGCAGCACCTGGAAGTTGTGAGCCCGGAACACGTCAGCATCGTTCTTGCCCTGCCGCACCTCATGGAAGCCGTCGTGGGGCAGGAAGACCTTGCCGTAGTTGTAGAGCCGCTGCTTACACATGGCCGCGATCTCCTGGGTGCGCTTGTGTCGCTCGTAGAAGTGCTCGATGCACCGGACCTCGTTGCGCAGCCGCTGGAAGAAGCCGACGCTCATGCCGTCACCGAAACCCAGGTCCAGGACGACGTGGACCTTGAGCATCGGATCATAGGGTAGGTTGCAGATCCGCTGGCCGGCGATGGCCTTGCTGACCTCGCTGGCGTAGATCGCGCCAGCTACGGCCGAGCGGCACTGCCCCTCCCAGATGTTGTTATAGTCCTCTTCTGGCTCGGTGGCCTGGAAGTGCAACCGCTCCTGCTCCAGCACGTCTGGGAACCATGGGTTGTCCGTATGGTTGAGAGCAACGGACACGCAGTCTGGAGGTGGTGCCAGCACGAAACGACGGTAGGTGTCGTCAGTGTCAAGGCACGGGTTAAACGTGATGATGAACTCTGAACCGGGTTTGCGAATGGTCGGGATCAGGATGTCCCAGCTCGACTTGCTGATGGTCTGCGCCTCTTCGCACCAGCAGTATGAGATCCCCTCGAACGACTTGATGGACCCGGCTGTCTGGTTCGACAAGCCACTGAAGATAAATTCGGTGCCGTTCTTGCCGCGGATGATCGTGTCCAGCACCTCGTATTCGGACAGAAGACCAAGCTCTTCGATCTTCGCCTTGAGCAGCTGATGCACCGAGTCCTTGATCGACTTCTGCACCTCGCGAGTGCAGAGGATGCGGCAGGGTGACTCGATCCCTTTAAGCAGAAGAAACATGGCCGCGGCGTGGGACTTGCCACTGCCACGGCCACCGTAGAGGACTTTGTAGCGATGCTCCTCGAAGAGGAAGCCCAACTTGTCTGGGAACCTTGCCTTGACGATCACGTCGGCTTCACCAGCTCGATCTCGATCTTCTTGACAGAAACCCTGGCCGTCATATCGACCCGCTCCACATAGTGACCGAGTGCCTTGCCTGCGTTCGTCTCAGCCGTGACAGCCGCCCCAAAGTTGCCGGCAGCCGTGGCCAAACGCTTCAATTCCTGCAGGTTTGCGACATGCTGCTCCAGCGTCATCGTGAGCTTTTCGACCACAGGAGCCCGTAATTCCGCGATCCTTACCGAAACGGTACCGGTTTTCAACAACTCACACGCTTTGACGTGGATCGTCTCCGGCTTCATCTTGCTGGTATTATACGCCGACCTGTAGGCTTCGGAGTTGTTCTTGCCGTCGACGATCGCCTGGCAAAACTTCTCCTGCTTCGGTGTCAGCATCTACAGCATCGGCCCAGGCGCCTTGTAAGCGCCCTGCATGGCCGCCTCCTCTTCAGGCATCTCCTCAGTCGGCATTCCGTCACCGACGGGCACAGCGCCCTCTGAGGCCATCTGACGCACCATCTCGATGGCCTCGTCAAGGGAGCCGGCAGCCTGGCCCTCGGGAACCTCCTGCTCAGGGTTCATCGACTCACTCGAAACATAAAATTTGCCATCGTCAGCGATGGTCAGACAAATCTCGATCATGGAGCTGCTCCTCGTCGGCCACCAACTCGGCCCCGCACTCGACGCAACGGACTCGCCATGCTTCCACACAGAGGCATGGATCAAACACCCGACCGACGATCTCGGTCGCTCCGTCGCAGTCGAAACAGATCATGCTTGCGTATATCACGCGGGTCGACGGGTGTCAACGCGGTTTGCGGAACAGCGAACGCAACGTGTCATAGACGTCAAGGAAACCAAGACCGGTCTTCTCTCTCAAGGCGTCCATCACTGGTGGGGTGAACATTGCCTGGTGTACAAGGCGCCTGTTGCGTTTGAGATCCAGAGGGATCGAACTCGGCCCACCACCAAGGATGTTCTCGATCTCACCCTCGCTCAGACCGACAATCAGCGATATCATGTTAACACTGACACCATCGCGCACCATCTTGCGCACCGCCCTCCGAGTCTCCAGATCACCGGGGAGGGGCGGACGTCCTGCAGTTTTGATCGTTTTTTGATCACCCATAACCATTTCTCCTTTGTTTTCAGGGACTTAACCACTGATAGTGGCGAAGTGTTGAAGTTTTTCACGTTCAACTCTACTACAGGGAAACTGCGTGTTGCGTATTTTGTGAATAACACACATAAGTATACATGATACACACATCTCACATACATACTACCTTATTATTATAACTATAACACTATAGAGTAAAAAAGATAATGATTTCAGGTACTTAGGATTAGTGTTGATCCAGTTTCGATCGACCAAATAGTGCTGATCCGATCAACCCTACGCCCTGTTACCCTCAATCCTACCCGGTGACACGCCGGCGGTCAACGGTAAATATAATTATGAAAATAGTTATTGACAGTCATACGGGCTGTATGTATGATGGTCTTGCCTAGACGGCAGAAGGGAGAACTGAGATGAACGCCAAGGTTCGCTGGAACAACCTGATGAAGAAGGCCAACGCCGCCGACTGCGGCGGGTCCAAAGGGTTCGACCGTCCCTACCTCGCCATGGAGTCCGCCGGGGAGAACGCTCTCGACAGCGGTCACGCCTGGGGAACTAAAGAGTGGTTCGTCTGCGCACTCGGGTCGATCTCCTCGACCTCCTGGTTCTGCGAGAACGCGGATTGCCGCGAGTGGTTCAAACGCAACGGTTACGAGTGGTAAAGGAGCCTGACCATGAGAATCCAGATCTACTTCAAAACCTACGGCATCTTCCTCTACACCGCCACCACCTGCTACACCTTCTCGAGCCTGGAGGGCTGACACCATGAAAGCAATCTACTTCAAGAATGGCCGCGTGCGGATCAAGCCGGTCACCGACGCTGACTTCATGTCCATTGTCTATGTGCCGGAGATCCTCTCGGTGCCCTGCGGCCGGTACGCCGAGAAGCCGACGCTGGTCTACAAGAACCCGGCCATTGGCAAGGTTGACTGCGGTGTGTTCAACAGCTCCGACGAGGCGCTCACCTGGCTGATCGACAACAACTACCTGCTGGCCAGCGACACGCCGACCCGCGGTGACATGTTCCCGGTCCTGCCTGAGATCGTCATCAACTTCTGAAAGGAGCAACGCCATGTCCGCAGACCTTCAGATCGCCCAGACCGTCCTGCAGCAGCTCGGCGGCGCGGGTAAGCTCCGCGCCATGATCGGTGCCTCTGGCTTCGTCGCCATCGAGAACGGTGTCCAGTTCAGCTTCAAGGGCTGCCGCGCGGTCAACAAGGTGGTCATCATCCTGACACCCTGGGATCTCTACGACATCACCTTCTACAAGTATAGCCCGAGCAAGTTCACCTGTAAGCCGAGCGCCCCCATCGTCCAAGTCTCCTGCGACCAGCTCCAGCGCGTCTTCGAGGGCGCCACCGGGCTCTACCTCTCGCTGTGAAATAAAGTATTGACACCCATACAATGCGTATGTATAGTGATCATGCAAGGAGGTGACGAGATGAAAGGCAAGAAAGTGAAAATCCTCGAGGGCATCAACGCCGGCGCGATCGGTGAGGTCATCTACGAGGACAACGAAGCGGTGGCCATCGCGTCACCGGATGGCTACTGGGGCTTGCTCTACGAACGCAAAGACAACGTGAAGGAGATCTGACATGACCACCTACAACGCCACCACCCTCAACGCCATCGCCCCGATCCTCGAGGAAGCACGCAAGCTCTGGGCCGAGCGCATCGCCGAGTACGTCAAGCTCCATGGAGACGTCGGCTCCTGCGTCCTGGGCGCCGGCATCACCGTCAGCTACCTCGCCAAGGGGAAGCGCAAGCCGGTCCGCCGCCTGGTGATCTACCCGCCGACCCACGTCCAGGGCAGCTGCACCTGGGAAGCCAGTCAGAAGGAGATCGTGCAGTTCCTCCGTGATCGCGGTGTCGACGCCAGCTTCGCCTACGGCAACATGGACTAAAGGAGAATGACCATGCTCACACGCCACTTCTACGAAGACGCCGGCCACGGCTGGCTCGCCGTCAAGCGCACCGAGCTGATCGCGCTGGGCATCCTGGACCAGATCACCGGCTACAGCTACCAGCGCGGTGGCACGGTCTACCTGGAGGAAGACTGCGATGCAGCCACCTACATCAACGCGGTCGGCCGGGAGAACCTGACCATCGTGAGCAGCAGGGCTCGCTGTCACCGTGAGTGGTCCCCGATCCGCTACTACAAAAGATTCTCAAAATAATGTATTGACAGTCATACAGTTCTAGTCTAGAGTGAACTTGAAGCCAACCCCAACCAAGGAGACCCGCCATGACCACCATCGCCCCTGAGAAAGCCCTGGACCTGCTGCGCTCGTTCCACGGTCACATCTTCGCCGCCGACTTCATCAAGAAGGACGGCACCGTCCGTCGTATGGTAGCCCGCATGGGTGTCCGCAAGGCCAAAGGGACCGGCACCTACAGTCACACGGCCTGCTTGACTCGCGCAAATGCGACCGTCTTCGACATGGCCCTCGGTGAGTACCGCGCCATCCCCCTCGACCGCGTCCTGGCCATCCGCCATGCTGGCGAGACTTACATCATCGGGGGCTAAGATGACCGTTCTCCAGCTGGTTCGACCCATCATCCGCGCAGCACAGAAGGAGTGTCGCATCCCGGTGAGTGATATCCGATTGACGACACACTACGTCGGCAATGGTCGAGTGTTCGTAAACTACCGCGGATATAAAACCGTCGTGTTTACTGACATGGTGAAGAAGGTCTGTGCTGACCAGCGGTGGGGTTACGAGTGTCAATCGTACCACAATGACTTCGCCATCATCACTGTCAAGGAGTTCACCCAATGAGCCAACGAATCAAGAAGATCCTGATGGAGCGTGACGGCCTGTCCTCGGTGGAGGCAAGCGACCTGATCCGCGAGACCCGCACCGCGGTGGCTGAGGCCATCGACGCTGGCTGCCTGGACGACGCTGAAGAGGTCGTGCAGGACATGCTCGGCCTCGAGCCTGACTACCTCGACGACTTCCTGTACTGATATGAACCTCCACCGTAACCTATCAATGCGCGATGCGATCGCCTACGCCCGTGAGCTGGGTGCCACCGTCACCAACGACAGCGAGGTGATCTTCACCTACCCTGGTATGCCCATGGCCCGGCGCGCGTGCAGCAAGACCGACGCCGGTCCCCACACTATCAAGTGGCTCAAGCGGCTCGACAACCTGGTCCACCCGCCCGTGTCCACCACAACTGTCCTGGAGGACGACCCCATGCCCGTCATCAAACCCCTTGACCTCGAGCAGCACATGCCCCTGGCCCCGCTCGTCGCGGACATCCTGCAGCTGATGTTCGCCGGCCCGGCCACGATCTCTCAGATCGTCCACAACCTGTGCGACGAGGAGCGTCCGTCGAAGGTGGTCGAACCCGTGTTCCTGTGCATGCGCAACAGTGGCCTGGCCGTGGCCGATGGGCTCGCCCCGCGCACCGGCAACGGGCGGCGCGCCACCTACTGGCGAGCGAGCACCGGCGGCCGCGCCTGGTACGACCAGTATAATATCATGCAGCGTAAAGGCGAGCTGAAGGCGGCCGAGCCGCTCCCGGTGCCCGAGCAGCCTGAGCTGCCGATGGTGCAGTCTCCCCCGCCGCTGCCCCCGGTGATCGTACCTCCGCCGCCCCCGCAGCCGCCGATCACCGGTAAGGATGCGACCATCCATGACAAGCTGATCCGCATCGCGTCCGAGCTGGCCGCGGTAACCTTCGAGTTCGCTGAGGTCCATCGGATCAACAAGAAGCTGGTCGAACGTAACAACCACCTGGAGGCCCGTCTCAAAGAGGTTGAGGCGCTGGCCGATCTGTTCAACACCGCACTCGGTAAGGAGAGCTAAGATGAGTGAGCCTAACGTGGACCAAGAGAAAACGATCGCGCTGCTGGAGAAGACCATTGAGCTGATCCGCGGCACCACCGACTCCGTCCCGCACTTCTGCTTCGTGGTGGTCGAGACCGACATCGGTGTTACCAGCAACATGCCGGCCGATATGGTCGGAGAGCTGCTGCGCAACCTGTTCCAGCACTTCCCCGCCCTGTTCCACGCCACCATGATGGCGATGGTCGCCTCCGGCGCGGTGCAGCTGGACGGTGTGTATGACGCGCCGGAGGGGCTGCAGTGAGGTATCGTCTCCTGCTCCTCTCCATCATCCTCGCCCTCTGGGCGCTGCCGGCCGCCTTGGTCTGGCAGCACCTGGACCATCAGAGGGCCATCCTGCAGGTGCAGCTGGACATCGCCAACACGTCCCTTGAGTTCGACGCTGCGATCCTCTCCGTCGTCTTCGGTGAGCCCTGGGACCGCGACCGGCTGCGCACCGCGGACGGCGTCACTCTGTCGGCTTACAGCTCGACCAGGGCGCAGTGTGACAGCACCCCGCATGAGACGGCCAGCGGCAGCACGGTGTCGACCAACTGTGCCGCCACCTCGAGAGACCTACCGATCCCGTTCGACAAGGTGATCCTGGTCCCCGGCGTCGGCACTGTGCGCAACGAGGACACCATGGGGCGGTACAAGACGATCCGTGGACAGCGTGTCCCCATCAAGAAGAGCGTCGACCTGTGGATGCCCGATACCAAGGCGGCCAGGGCGTTTGGGGTCAGCGAGAACCGGACGATTATGTGGCTGGAGGAGAAGTGATATGACGATCGAGTGTTACGAATCCTATTGTCCGTTCCACCCAAAGGACGAACCGTTCTGCCAGGAGCAGGAGTGTCGCTGCCGCGGGTGGTTCGAGAAGCTCTCCCAACTCCGTGCTGAACTCGCTGCGGCGAAGGAGAAGAACGAATCTTACAGACAACTTCTGGATGTACGGGACAAACAACTCGCTGCGGCGAGGGAGGATAACAAAATACTCGCCAACGGCACCATTGAAACGGCAAAGGCCATGCGCTATACGGCAGGAATTGCAGAACGTGGGCTTGGCGAACAATGGGCGGATACGGACGAAGGGCTAGGTCAATTCGTGCTGCGTTACGTCAAGCAACTCGAAGCCGACAACGCCGCGTTGAGGAAGATAGTAGCAGCATACCAACTGTTAGCATCAGGCGATAGTGAAGCCATGAACCTAGTTGTTGATGCCCTGCTAGCCTACGAGGAAGGGAAGGTGGAGTGATGTGCCAATCTGAACAGTGCCAAAATGAACGCGATTACCTTGTGGCGCAGAATAAAGAACTCCGCGAAGAACTTCTCCACGAGCAGCGTAAGCGCGATGACCTGCAGCACAGGATCGATGGTCTGTGCATGGACAACGCCCAACTCCGCGCTGAACTCACAAGGCTAAATGGGCTCGCCCAACATCTTGTCCGTGAGCCTGAAATGACAGCGGCCAAGGCGCTTATCAGACAGAGTGAAGAACTCGCTGCGGCGAGGGAGAAGAACGAATTTTACAGACAACTTCTGGATGTACGGGACAAACAACTCGCTGCGGCGAGGGGGGAGATAACGACACTCCGAGACATGGCATCGTCAGTACAAATCGGCGGCGAGAGTTACCAGTTTCACTTTTTGGCGGTTGCCGAGGATGAGAGAGATGATGCTATTGCCCGTGCCGAGAGAGCAGAAGACGACAACGCCGCGTTGAGGAGACGGCTCAAGGCTGCGGAGGAAGAGATCGCGCAACTCACAAAACAACTCAATACGGCGCTTGATGATCATGCTTTTTAACCCAAGTACGCAGCGCTGAAAGGAGAGTGATATGAGACACGAATTTGACAAACAGGTACAAAGTAACATTGAACAGATGTTGTCCGATAAAGAGCAGCGCGACAAAGATAAGTTACGCGACCATTTCGCAGGGCTGGCGATGCAGGGAATGCTTGTTGGCATTGGTGATTGGGATGACGAGAAGATAGCGTTCCTTTCATATAACATGGCCGACTCTATGCTGGCCGAGAAAGCGAGGAGAGATGACGTTTGAGGAGTTTTGGACAGACCGACTAGCACAGAAAGCATTTCTCGCCAACAGCGTTTACGAAGCTGATTTCCGCATGTTCTGGAACGCCGCCTACCGCGAAGGGATGATGCGAGGGGCTGCTATCTGTGATCGATTGGATAAGATGGATTCGTGGCTTGCTGCTCAAGAGATTAGATCGGAGGCAAACAATGAGCAAGGCTGACGAAGCGTGGGAGAAACACGCAGACGAAATGGAGTTCACAGATTTAGATTATCCACTAGCCAAGCGAGACTTCCTCGCCGGTTACTCTGCCTGCAACAAGGACGCTGCGGAGGTGGCGAGAGAACAGATGGAACGTGAAGAATACGGACACGCGAAACATGCTTGCGGAGAGATTGTAGATACTATCGAAAGGCTGCTGGAATGAGAATAACTAGCATGAAAACCTCTGATCTGGACGATGCCGTTAAAGCTTTGATCATGGGGCTTACAACTGACGGAGCGCACCACAAACAATACTATCTTGAGCAGGCGCTACTTGCCCTGACAGAAGAGGCGTGGCTAGAACATGCACGAACTGAGTTCCAATGGGAGAAGGGAATCCCGTCATGAGAACCGTATGCTGGAACGAACAGGACGAGTCGGGGAATGATGTTGTGATTGAACGAACAGAAGATTGGTGTATCAGAGAGCAGAAGATATTGGCTATCCATCGTGGGATTGAGTTTGAATCAGACGAAGCAGCCATACAAGACTTCATGACCGTCCACTGGGCGTGGTTTAAGGAGGAGCCATGAGCCGCAAATGCAAAGCCTATAGCGAGTTCTCAAGAGACAACCCGCAGCACCAGAACCCATTGAGCAAGGAAGCGTTTGCTGCTGGGTGGGAGGCTGCTAAAGACGCTTACACCAAAGACCACAACAACCAGGAGCAAGAATCAGAGGTTAAGTTTATAGGTATCACCGACGGCTTCGGCTCCTACTGGTCTAAAACATGCCCACAGTGCGGGAAGGATAGCATGGAGGTAGTTCGACCGGGTTCTTGTCAATGTAAGGAGTGCGGATGATGTGGAGATCAATAGGATGGGTCATCGGTGCTTTTACTTGTTTCATGATTTCAGCAATGCTTCATGATTATTGCGACAAGACACTGGCAATTGTGGTTGTGCCACAGGTGTTCTTCATCTTTGCTGGTGTTCTGATGCTTACTGCTGCCCTGATGGAGCATCACATATGAAATGCGCCTCATCTTGGTACGTGTGCACCTGCGGCCACCCGCTAGAGGACTTTACCTATCTGACGAATCAACCGGACGGATCAGCGCAGGAGTGGTTGCGGCTGACCTGTCATAACTGCGGAAAGAGGTGGGAGGTGAGGAAAGATGTTTGAACAGCGCCGATTCGGAAAATTCAGAATAGGGAATCTAAGAACGCTAAAACCGGAAGATGTTATATCCGATGTCTTTAGCAAGGTCTTTATCACTCGGTGCGAATACCTTATTGCTGAGGACTGCTTTGAATACACGGCATTCAGCAAGTATTTTCTGCCCGTAGATGAGGCTTGTATCATCCCTGAGTACGCTATTGAGATAACGCGCAAAGGGCATAAAAGCAGAGTTAGATTTATCATGATTGAAGGAAACTATTGGAGCCGCGAGTGCGGCTGAAGGGATGAGAGATGATGGAAATATTTAGTGTACTCTTCATTGGTGTATTGCTCGGATTCTACCTCGGCACCAAGGCTGAACGTAACTCATGGGTCATCAGAGCGAATGGGCCGACTGCTCACTTCGCCGACGGGACGTTCTACTGGATCACAATCGAGCCGACACATACGCACACGGTCAATACTAATGGCAACTGACCCCGCACGCACCAAGCCGCGCACGCGCAAGGAGATTCAGGACCAGTGCAGACAGCAACCGTGCTGGCCTGCGGAGAAGGGTAAACCGCCGTGTGTATTCTGCTGCAACGAAAGGAGAAACGATGGCCCTGACCAACAGGCAGAAGTGTCTAAGACGCCTGCTGCTGAATGACTGGATGCTGGTGGAGGGAGCCGGGCAACGGTTCTACCTCACCCATGAGACCCTGAAGCAGATCCCACCCGGCTTTGAATGGGTGGACTACAAGACCGTCAACGCGCTGTACCGCAAGGGACTGCTGCGGCAGATCAACTCTAACACCTGGAAATGGAGGCTCAACCGTGCTGATTGGATGTGACGAGGTGTGGAGACCTGTTCCGTCGTTCCCCCATCACTACGAGGTCAGCAGCCGTGGGAGGGTCAGGTCTTTGTCGAGAGTGGCGAGAAATGGGAAAGGTTATAAGGAGTACCCAGGTAAAATCATTAAACCAGACACTGTGCGAGGTTACAAAAGGGTGTCGATGAGCGTATCCGGTAAGGTGTTTCGCAGAACTGTTCATTCGTTGGTCATGGAAGTGTTCGCCGGTGCGTGTCCAATCGGTCACCAGGTTGCTCATAATGACGGTGATAGGGCTAACAACAACTTGGATAACCTCAGATACGCAACCGTTAGTCAAAACCATCTTGATAAGCGAGATCATGGGACAATGAGCAGAGGTGAAACTAACGGACGTTCCAAACTTACCAAGGATCAGGTGTTGTTCATAAGGCGTCACACGGAACTGTCATCTAGAGCACTGGCTAAGATGTTTGGCATTACTCACACAAACGTCAACTATATCAGACGCCGCGTGGCGTGGTGTCACTTACTAGAGGAGGAAATATGTGCATCATTGGTTTGAGCGGTAAAGCAGGCACCGGTAAGACGACCACTGCTGACCTGCTGGCGTCGATGTGCGACGGGCAGGTCACCTCGTTCGCCAACGCCCTGCGTGACGAGGTGAGCGACCTCTTCCACATCCCCGTCGACTGCCTGCGCGACAGCTCGTTCAAGGCCATGTCGCAGGTGCCCGTCGGCTACCGCTTCCTGTCGGCCAGGGAGCTGCTGCAGTGGTGGGGAGCCCTGCGTCGTGAGTTCAACCCGGACTACTGGGTGGACCAGGTGATTGGGACAGCGGATCAGGATCTGCTGATCATCGACGACGTGCGCTACCGCAACGAGGCCGACGCCATCAAGGCAGCCGGCGGCCTGCTCTTCCGCCTCGAGCCGCACGACCAGTGGCGCCCGGGCGTTGGCGCCGAGCACATCAGCGAGACCGACCTAGACAACTACATGTTCTTCGACAAGATCTACCGGCCGGCACGGGGTCTCGCGCACCTGACCTGGGTGTGCCGCGACATCGTGGGGAGGATACAGCAATGATCGACAGACTCATGGAAAGTCTTCTCTGCGGTGTGGTCCTGGCGCTCCTGATCCTGCTCTCGTTTTTCCTGTACGAGCTGGTCTTCGAGACCACCGCCACCGATAACATCGCCACCGATAACATCGTCCTGATGCCGTGCGAGTGGGACTGCACCGACACCCGCACCGTCAGCTACACCACCATGGCCGGCAAGGTTCCGGTCCTTCAGACGCGCAACGAGTGCGTCGAGTGGAGGAGGAAGCAATGAAGAAAGCCGAAGCCGAGGAGAAGGCGTGCCCGTACATGCTGAGTGCCGACAGGCGGCGCATCCGCATCAACTGTATGACCGTCCACTGCATGGCGTGGAGCTGGCGTGAGACCCAGCGGCTCAAGGCTGACGCTCCGTCAAACCTTTACTTCCCGTCCAACCTCGAGGAGATCCCCGTCGACGAGCGTGACGGCTACTGCAGGCTGGTGCGCAGATGAGTCGACATTACGAACTTCTGGTGGAAATCCTTGAGGAGTTGACACCGCGCTCCGGGGACCGTCAGGTCCATACCGTTATTGCGAAAGTCGCCAGCAAGCTGGTTTTTGAACTGATGACCATGAGTAAGGAGATCGACGATCTTCGCAGACGGGTTGATGAGATCCAGTATACCGCTTGTCGAGGGAGGGACGGATGATCGGCATCGAGAACCTGATCTACTACATCACAGGGCTGCTGATCGGAATGTTCATCTCCCGCTAAATAAACAGGGCGCCCTCATCAGGCGCCCTTGTTTTGTCCTACCTCGCTGTGCAACCCCAACACATTCGACCCTATCCAACGAGTCTTATCATCCCGACGAGGTTCCCGGACAACCCGGTTGATGGACTGCTACGGATCATACTGGACTACTTGACCGCCGTCAACACAGTATTGCTGGCGATCACTGACCGCTGCCGCACATACTCATGATGCAGCGGCGTCTGCGTCATGGTGGCGTAATGCTCCCGGTTGCGGATGATGTAGATCGTCAGGTCGCGCTGCCGGCCGTTGTCCATGTACTTGCTGGTGCGCTTCTCAGCCAGGTTGTTCTGCGCGATCAGGCGGCCGATCTTGTTCTCGCTCGGCAGCTTCTCGCTGTACCCCGCACGCATCATGTTAACGATGTCTGTCATCGACACCAGGTCGCAGCTGAACACCCCGGTGTGGTCGTCGATCAGCTGCTTGAGCTTGGTCACCGCGGGGTGCTCCGACTGCTGGCGCATCTCGATCAGGAAGTCGGTCACCGGGGGAGCAGCACCTGGATCGAAGTCTGACAGGTCGACGTGGTTGATCAGATAGTTGCAGCAGTACTGCCAACCAACGCCGTTCAACCAATCCCACAGCGGCGTCCAGTAGGCCCGACCGCCGAGACCCGCCTGGGACACGTTGGTCCACAGCGGGTACAGCCGCCGGGTGTCCTCGGAGACCTGGATCGGGACGACCGAGTTGCTGGTCATCGCCATGTTGAGGATGTTGCGGACCTCCACCCTGTTCCTGTTCTTCGCGTTGAGCGCCAGGGTGACCGGCGGTGTGGCGGCCATGGTTTTGAGTTTGTTGTAGATGGCGCTCGCGTCGTTGTGATCGCCGTGTTCCGACTCGTTGACGATCAGGCACTTGGTGTTCATGATGTACTCGTTGAACCCTGACAACAACTCCGCACCGTTCATCACCCGACCATAGCGACCGAAGTAGCGCAGCAGCGGGGTGAGCAGGAAGTCCTTGCCGCACCCCTCCCCGCCGGCCAGCAGCAGGATGTGGTTGATCTTGCGCTCAGGGTAGCGCAGGGTGTAGGCCATCCACTGCAGGACGTGCTTCTTCAGCTCACCGGACCAGCCCAGCCGGTCGAAGTGATCGAACCAGGGAGTGGCATCACCGGCCTCTGGCTGCGGCGTTCTCACTCCGACCCAGGTGTTGACGATATTGCAGCCGTACTCGTCGATCCAGGTCGGCGGCAGCCCCGGTGCGAAGTCGATCCGGTCCACCTTCAGGCACCGCCCATTCTGCAGGGCGTTGAGCTTGGCGTCCGGGTCGAGGTGGCAGTAGTTGTTCTGGAAGGCGGCCGGCTTGCGCCAGATGTTCAGCATCGCATTGTAGAACTGGTCCTGCTCCCCGACGTAGACCTCCGCCTTGTAGAAGTCCATGTCACCGCTGGCCTTCTGCTCCCTGCGGTGCCGGCGCCGCTCGTCAATGACCCGCTGCAGGTCCGACTTGCTCAGGCTGTAGTGCTCGCGGATTCGCGAGTAGTAGTTCAGCCGGCGACCCATGTCGACCACCTCGAGCATGTCGACCAGGGCGTAGAGCCCCTCGATCGAGTCGTTGCTGCCCGGGGCGATGCTGAAGATGGTGGAGATCGCCGTCTCGATCAGGTCGTCGCTGTCACCGGTCCTTTTACCTGACACCGGTGACGCCTCGGGCTCCCCCGGCGGAGTCGACATGTCGAGGAAGGACACCGGCGTCACCTTGCCCGTGATCTGGGTGAAGGAGCGCAGCGTCTGCCACGCCCTGAGCTGCTGCTTGAAGCCAGGCACCGACCGCTCGACATAGTCCAGCAGATCCTTGCCGGTCTTGTCCTGGCAGCACCCGTGGTGACACTTCAGTCCAATCGACCCGTCGGTGTTGGTGAAGATCGCAGCACCGTCATCAGCAGCCCCCGTATGGTTCTCGACCCACGGGCAGGTCACGTCGTAGCGACCCGGGCTGCGGACCTCCTTGACATGGATCAGATCCGGCAGCTGCAGCAGCGGGTGGTCGTCCACCTGGGCGGCGCCGTCGACCCTGGTCTCACGCCGCGGGGATGCCAGGTCGATAGTGAAGACCTGCGCCAGCTGCTCCATGGTGAACACGCGCTCCGGGTGCCACTCGAGCAGTTGGCAGGCCGGCGGCGTGCCGCCGTTGGCGGCGACCCGGCTGGCCTTGCTGTTGCGACCGACCGGCAGGCGGACGTAGCGCGTTACCCCGCGCATGCCGGGATCTTTGCCGGACGGCGACAGCCCCTTGGCCACCAGGCCATCGAGCAGATTTTCGACCTCCGCCATGTCCTGGCAGGGCGTGTCCAGTACCCAGCCCCACTGCTCGCTGCCGGGGCTGGTCGCCAGCTTGTAGCTGGGCTCAGGCAGCAGCTGCACCTGCTCGACCGGCAGCTTCTCGCGCACGTCGTCGGCCACGATCACATGGGTGCAGCGGAACAGGTTCTTGCGCCGCCGAGCGTTGTTCTCACCGTCGGCGTAGAAGGTGCTGATGGTGAAGTAGTTGTTGTTGGTCTCGATCAGCGGCGTGTTGTGGAACCAGCCACCGCCCCAGCACTTGGCCCGACGCTTGTCGGATATATCTGCCGGGTCATCCGGGAACGACGTACAGTGTGCCCATATATAGTCATCCCGGAAGACGTGTCTTAGGAACTCCTCGTTGGTGATCTGGATCATTTGCACACACCTTTGTAGTCTGGCCAGGCGCCCTGCTTGACCATGTCACAATAGGTGCTCTCTTCCTGCACAGCGTCCTCGTAACCCATCGTCCCGACCAGGACTATAGCAACCAGGATCAACAGAATCAGCTTCATGGTGAACCTCCTTGGGGTTGTTTGCTGCTGAACTTAACACGATACAAAATCGTACGCAACGTAAAAAAAAGTATTGACTGAAGAGAGTGGCAGGTGGTAATGATAGCACATCCTAACGAAAGGAGGACGACATGGCAAGCACCGTTTTTCAACTCAGGGTCGACGAAGAAGAGCTTGAGCGGTTCCGCTGCAAGTGCGAGGACGAGTACAAGCTGGACCACCGCGACGTGGTTCGCGAACTGATCACTGCGTATGCCGATGGCCGCATCCGCATCACCCTTGACGACATCACCAAGAAAAGGAGCGAAATTTATGCTGGAGACTGAGATCCGTAAACTGACTGAAGCCATCGTCGAGCTGACCAACCGGGTTAACCAGCTCGGTGTCGTCGGTGAGGTGATGATCAACGAGCGCCTCACCGTGCCGCCCGGCCCCCAGGTTGAGGAGAGCGGTGTGGCTGTCCCCCCGGCACCTCCCGTGCCGCCTGCTCCTGCTGCACCTCCCGTGCCGCCTGCTCCGGTCGCACCTCCCGTGCCGCCTGCTCCGGTCGCACCTCCCGTGCCGCCCGTGCCGCCCGTGCCACCTGCTCCGGTCGCACCTCCCGTTCCGCCGACCACCGGCCTGACCCTCGAGCAGTTCCACGACCAGGTGATCGGTCTCAACAACCTGATCGGTGACGGTGGTGCCTCGGTGCAAGCGGTCATGGCACAGTTCGAAGTCTCCGGCGGTCTGCGCAACCTCGATCCGTCCAAGTACACCGAGTTCCTTGAAGTCCTCAAAGGGAAGGTGTAAAATGGCACATGCCCGTTTATCGCCCAGCAACCACCGCTGGGTTCACTGCCCTGGCTCACCTCGGGAGGAAGCCCTGTACGACCGCTCCGAGTCCAGCCCCGCCGCACTCGACGGGACCGGCACGCATACCCTGCTTGAGGCCGCGATCAAGTCGTGGGGCTGGGCGCAGTCGTTCATCGGTCAGATGGTCGGCCAGGGTCACCCCGAGATGCCCAACGGCTGGCGGGTGGACGCCGACCGTGCCAAGCGTGTCGACGACGCGCTGTCCTACATCTACCGGCGCATCGGTGAGATCGGCACCGAGAACTATCCTACCAGATTCGAGACCGAGAGCAAGTCCGACCCGGGCAAGCACTTCGGCCGCACCGACTGGCACGGCACCTGCGATGTCACCCTGCTTGGCGCCGACACCCTCGAGGTCATCGACTACAAGGACGGCAGCGGCTTCGTCGCGGTGGAGAACAACCCGCAGCTGCTGGCCTACGCGATCGGCAAGTTCCTCGACCTGGATGATGTCAACACCATCCGCACCATCCGCCTGACCATCATCCAGCCGAAGACACACCCGGTCATCCGCACTGTTGACTTGACTCCTGAAGACCTGATGTTCGAGGGCAAGCGCCTGTCCGATGCAGCCGCTGCGACTGACGACCCAAACGCCCCACTGGTCGCCGGGGACTGGTGCCAGTGGTGTCCGCACAAGTCCTTCTGTGCAGCCCACCAGGGTGTCAGCATGGCGACCGTGTCACAGTCGAGCATCGTGGATGTGCTGCAGGTGGAGTCGGTGCAGAAGATGACCGGCGATCAACTGGCGGTACTCCTGTCGCACGCTTCCGCCATGCGCAAGGTGCTCGACCAGGCCGAAGACGAGGCGCTCTCCCGACTCAAGGCGGGGGGCGAGGTTCCCGGCTACGCTGTCGGTTTCGGTCCCAGCAAGCGGACCTGGGCGGGGACGCAGGAGGAGGTCGAGGCGCAGCTCAAGGCCATGCAGTATACGAAGGACGAGATCTGGGTGCGCTCGTTTGTGAGCCCTGCCCAGGCCGAGAAGAAGGAGATCTCCAAGGCCAAGAAGGCCAAGCTCGCGGAGATGATTGTCACCCTGTCAGGAGAGGAGAAGCCCGTCCCGTCGAAAACGAAAATGTCAGCCGAGAAAATGTTCGCAGATGTCAAGCCGCAACTGTCATTCCTCTAACCGAAAAAGGAGCAACAACCATGTTGATCAAAGGTATTCTGTCATTCCCTCATCTGTTCACCGCTCGCGCTGTCGATGCGAACAGCGCCCCGAAGTACAGCACCACCATCCTGATCGCCGCCTCTGATCCGCAGGTCAACGAGATCCGCGCCGAGATCAACAAGGTCCAGGCGGCCGGCTTCCCTGGTGGCTTCCCGACCAACGGTAAGATCTGCCTGGCCGACGATGCCGATCACCCTGGCTATCTGAAGATCAACTGCTCGTCGTCGGCCGAGAACAAGCCGGCCGTCGTCGACATGAGTCGGCAGCCCGTCATCGACCCTGCCCAGGTGTTCGCCGGCGCGGTCGCCTACGTCAACGTCAACTTCTTCTCCTACAACAAGCCGATGAACAAGGGTGTCGCCGGAGGTCTCAACGGCGTTATGATCACCGGCGAGATGGGACCGTTCGGTCGCCTCGATAACAAGCCCACCGTCGACCAGATGTTTTCCGGGATCGCCGCATCGCAGGTGTCCATGGACGGGAAGATCTTTCAAGCTCCCGTGCCGGTGGCCCCACCCACTCCCCCCGTGGCCCCCGCGGCGCCGCCGGCTGGCCCTCCGGCCTACGTCATGACGCCGGCCGCCGATGGGTTGACTCGCGACCAGTACATCGCGGCCGGGTGGACAGACGACCTGCTCATCCAGCACGGCAAGATGCTCCCGCCCGGCGGCGCCAAGCTGCCGTGGCAGCAGTAGGAGGCCACCATGCGTATGCGCGAGGTGAAGATCACCCCGGTGCTCAACGGCTTCATCGTTCAGGTTGGTTGCCAGATGTTGGTGTACTCCAACATGGAGGACTTGACCGGCGATCTGATCGAGTACCAAAGTGACCCTGAAGGCACCGAGGCGCTGTTCCGCAAGAACGCAGTCAACCCGATGGAGACAACTGCACCGGCTCCCCCTTCTTACGAGGATATCCGCGGTGCCGTCAATCGGGTTCCCCGGTATCACCACGGTCATCCCCTCAACTGTGAGCAGACTCAAGAAGAGCCCTGCTAGTCCCCATCAGCCCGGCGGTAGTGACCCTGCCGCCGGGCAAGGTACTCCACCATGAACGGCAAAGGCTCCATCCGTCGACCAACCGACGAGGTTGCGTACCAGGACAACTGGGAAAGGATTTTTATGGCCTGCAACAGATGCAAACGCGCCGGTGTGAAGGTGTGCTCGGAGGGCTGCCCCTTCGGCAACGATGACACCCCTTGCGAGGACTGTGAGCGCGATGCTTGATGTAATTTTTGATACGGAGACCTACCCCTCCATCTTCACCCTGGCCGCCAAGCGCGGTGACCAGCGGTGGCTGTTCGAGATCTCCTGGCGGCGCAACGATCTGCAGGCAATGCTCGACTGGCTCTACGTCCTGCGTGATCAGGGCTGCCGCATGGTCGGCTTCAACAACGTCGGCTTCGACTACCCGGTGGTCCACTGGATCATCGAGAACAAGTCGATCGCCACACCCGAAGCGATCTACAACAAGGCGATGTCGATCATCCACAGCGAGGAGAAGTTCGGTCACATCATCTGGGAGAGCGACCGCTACGTCGAGCAGATCGACCTGTACAAGATCCACCACTTCGACAACAAGGCCCGGGCGACCAGCCTCAAGGCGCTCGAGTTCGCGCTGCGCCGCAACGTCGACGATCTGCCGTACAAGCCTGGCACGTTCCTGCGGTGGGACCAGTGCGACGAGCTGATCCGCTACAACCACTGCGACGTCGACGCCACCGAGTCGTTCTATCACCAGTCCAAGGAGCAGATCGCCTTCCGCGAGGAGCTGACTGAGCAGACCGGCGTCAGCTTCATGAACCACAACGATACCAAGATCGGCAAGGACTACTTCATCACCGAGCTGGAGAAGGCCGGCGTGCCGTGCTTCGACTCCGGTGCCGGCGGCCGGCGACCGCTGCAGACGCCACGCCCCAACGGCATCCGCCTGGCAGACGTGATCCTGCCCTACATCCAGTTCGATCGACCGGAGTTTCAGACCGTTCTCGAAACGATGCGCAAAACCACCATCGTCAACACCAAGGCCGGCTTCACTGCCAGCTGCACGATCGACGGCTTCCGCTTTGACTTCGGGACCGGCGGCCTGCACGGTGCGGAGGAGAACGCAGTCTTCCGGGCCAGCGACACGCACATGATCCTGGACGTCGACGTCACCAGCTACTACCCCAACCTGGCCATCGCCAACCGGTTCTTCCCGGCGCACCTGTCCGACAAGTTCTGCGACCTGTACCAGCAGCTGTTCGAACGGCGCAAGCAGACGAAGAAGGGCTCGTCCGAGAACGGCATGCTGAAGCTGGCGCTCAACGGCGTCTACGGTGACAGCGGCAACGAATACAGCCCGTTTTTTGATCCGCAGTACACCATGTCAATCACGGTGAACGGGCAGCTGCTACTGTGCATGCTGATCGAGAAGCTGATCGCCTACCCGCAGGTCCAGCTGATCAGCGCCAACACCGACGGCGTCTGCCTGTACTTCCCCCGCACCGCGCGCCAGTACGTCGACGACGTCTGCGACTGGTGGCAGAGGTTGACCAAGCTACAGCTCGAGGACGTCGAATACACCGCGGTGTTCAGCCGGGACTGCAACAACTACATCGCCGTCAAGAAGGACGGCATCAAGCGCAAGGGCGCCTACGAATACAAGGTAGGCTGGCACCAGGACCACAGCGCCCTGGTCGTCCCTAAAGCAGCTGAGGCGTTCCTGGTGCATGGTGTGCCCCTGCGCTCGTTCATCGAGTCGCACACCGATATCCACGACTTCATGATCCGCGGCAAGGCACCCCGGAATTGTCGGATGGAGCTGGTGGATATGCACGGCAACGTGACCGTGACGCAGAACACCGTGCGCTACTACATCGCCCCGTCCGGGTACGATCTGATCAAGGTGATGCCCCCGCTCAAGGGTGGCACCGAGGAGCGCCGCATCAACCAGTGCGCCGGGTGGAAGGTGCGCCTGGCCAACCGGATGGAAGACTGCCTGGTCGACGAGATCGATCATGATTATTATTGCGAGCGTGCCACCAAACTTGTGAGGATGTTCCGATGAAAGAGCCAGCTGTTGAGCTGCACCTACGCAAAGAGATCGAGCGCCTCGGCGGTGTCTGCCGCAAGTGGGTGAGCCCGGGTCACGTCGGCGTGCCGGACAGGATCTGCTTCCTGCCTGGTGCCATGGTCGTGTTCGTCGAGGTGAAGACCGACACCGGCAAGCTGTCCGTCCGGCAGGAGCGCGAGATCGCTACCCTGCGTGCGCTCAACGCTGACGTGAAGGTGGTCTATGGGATCGAGGGCGTCGACTGCCTGATCCGGGAGCTTGAGTATGCTCTCACTGCCTAGCTTCGTCCCTATCGAGGAGTACGCCACAGTCGGACTGCTGACCGGCGAGATCGGTCGTATTGAGTCATACAGCATCTACGCGGTACAACTTCGACCGCGCCCTCGCAGCAAGAAGCGGCGCATCCAGAAGAAGTGGCTGAAAGATCCATGGCCGAAGGGCTCGCGGGTGAGATATGTTACAACCCGCTGACCTTCACGAGTATCAAAAAAAAGCGATACTTCATCAGCTTTATAGTCCTGATTCAATGTTACAATTGAAACCAGGATTAGGGAAAAGTTGTATCACCCTGACCTCGATCGCCCACCGCATGGCTGCCGGCCAGATCAAGAAGACTCTGGTGGTCGGTCCCCTGCGTGTCATCCACGGCGTCTGGCGCAGGGAGGCGAGGAAGTGGTCGCACCTGCAGCACCTGCGCTTCACCGTGCTGCACGGCGACAAGCGCACCCGCCTCGAGCGCCTGATCAACAACGGCTTTGATATCGCCCTGATCAACTACGAGAACCTCTCCTGGTTGGCCGACGAGCTGAAGGCGCGCTACCTGGACCGCGGTCACCCACTGCCGTTCGACATGGTGGTCTACGACGAGGTCACCCGGATGAAGAACTCGACGTCCAAGCGCGGGGCTGCCTGGCGCAAGCTGACGCCGCACTTCAAGTTCCGCACCGGGCTCACCGGGACGCCGGCCGCCAACGGCTACATCGACCTGCACGGTCAGTACCTGGTGGTCGACGGCGGCCAGCGCCTCGGCACCCACGTCACGCACTTCCGGGACGCCTACTTCGAGTCCGACTACATGGGCTGGAGCTATGCCCCCACCGAGCTGGGTAAGCGCGCCATCGAGCAGAAGATCTCCGACATCACCATCAGCATGGACGCCAAGGATCTGCTGAAGATGCCGGAGCTGCAGTTCCACGACATCATGGTCGACCTGCCGCCTGCGGTGATGACCCGCTACCGCGAGGTCGAGGACGACATGTTCACCCGGTTGGACTGCGGCACCGAGATCGAGGTGTTCAACCAGGCCAGCGTGTCGAACAAGTGCCTGCAGATGGCCAACGGTGCAGCCTACCTGCAGCCTGGCTGTCCTGAGTGGGCGCACGTCCACGACGAGAAGCTCGAGGCGCTGGACAGTCTGATCGAAGAGTCGGCCGGCAACCCGATCCTGCTCGGGTATCAGTTCAAATCCGACGCACAGCGAATCATGGAGCGGTACAAGCGGTTGAAGCCGGTGAACCTGACCGAGGTCAAGGGTAAGCAGATCGAGACCGTCATCAACAACTGGCAGGCTGGGAAGATCCCGCTGATGATCGGGCATCCGGCGTGTCTTGGTCCCGACACGGAAGTGTTGACAGAATGTCGAGGATGGGTGAATATCGTTGACGTGGTATCAACGGACAGGGTGTTCGATGGTGTTGATTTCGTGAACCACGGTGGCGCCATGTACTCGGGGTTCAAACCGACCATCGATGTTCTCGGTATCACAATGACACCAGACCACAAACTGTGGATCAACGGAGAATGGGTGGAGGGAAAAGATGTTCGAGATTCTTTGCATATTAGGTGCGAAGCCGCGCGGCTCAAAAGGGAAATTGATAACCGTCTGCTTGGCGAAGTGTCTCACATGCGGGGAAGTGTCGGAGATGTTTCGACAGAACGCAGTGAAGAGCAACCGGAAGAATCAATCACACTGCAAGCACTGCATCAGGCAGACGTATCACAACATGACAAACACCCGTATATACGGGATATGGCGCGGTCTCAAGTGCAGAGTGAAAGACCTGACGGATCGAAATTATGGGGCACGGGGGATCGGTGTCTGCGAGCGGTGGGGCAGCTTTCGGAACTTCTACGAGGACATGTCGCCAAGTTACTCGGACGACCTGACAATCGAGCGCATCGATGTGAACGGCCCTTACTCGAGAGAGAACTGCCGGTGGGCAACCAACATGGAGCAACAGTCGAACAAGCGCAACAACAGGGTGCTGGTCTATTGCGGGGAGGAGATGCACCTCGCGGAACTGTGTCGTCGATCGGGCGTCAGCAAGATGATGATGTTGATGCGATTGAACAGAGGGATGACAGCAGAACAGGCGGTAGAGGATGCGAAGACCTCCCCTTACGGCAAGAGTCAACGCACGGTGAATATCCGTCGACGCGAAAGGCGCATGTCTACGACATCGTCGACTGTGGTCCAAGACACCGGTTCGTCGTAAGAAATGATGCGGGTGAGGTGTTCATTTCGCACAATTCTATGGGCCACGGCATCGATGGTCTGCAGGATACCGGCGGAACGCTGGTCTGGTTCGGCCTGCCCTGGAGCCTCGAGCTGTACGATCAGATGATTTGCCGGCTGTACCGGCAGGGCGGCATGAACAAGGTCATCGTCTACCGGCTGATGGCTCGCGACACACTGGACTTGGCGGTGGCGGACGCGCTCGCTAGGAAGGACTCAACGCAAGAAGGTCTGAAGGTTGCCATTAACAATTACAGGAGGCGTCATGGGCTGGAGCACCAGTGCTGACTTCGGTCGGGTAAGTATCGACGAGCCGGAGATTGAGAGAGAAACCATCTACTGTCCGCAGGTCCGCTTCGGTGGTAAGACGCCGGATCGCCCCACCATGCGCCAGAGCGAGTGCCAGCGGCGCATCGACACGAAGGCGGAGTGCAGCCTCAAGTGCCCGGTCGCAACCGGTGCGCCGGTGGAGGAGACGCGCGACCCGCGCTTCGGTCGGTGCGCCTGCGGCCGGTGGTACGACACAGCGAAGCTGAGCATGTGCAGCATCTGCCGGGTGGACGAGCTGATGAAGATCGAGCGGGACAAGAAGGTTCTGAACAGGTTGAAGGATCGGCGCAAGGCTGAGCTGCGCCGGCATGACAATTTGTTCAAGAAGTACGGCGGCGAACTAACCGGATGAGGGAGTAGCCGTCGTCATCCTCGTCGATGACCACGTCGTGCGTCGACAGATCGACGACCAGCATGAACCGGTCGCCGTTGTCGCAGACGTAACTGCAGGTCTTGCAGACATCACCGAAGAGGTGACAACCGACCGGGATCAAAAGTTTGATCCGATCCCAAGCAGCGCACCCGCACGGACACCCGCATATCCCCACTGCTTGGTGATCCACCAGCTTGTGGTGCCAACGTCCTCGCGGAACATCCGATCAGCCCACGCGCGCTGCTCTGCGTTCTCTGCCATCAGGCACCGGAAGTCGTGGCGGCAGGAGGCGATGGGGTGGTTCCACCGGGGGAAGGTGAAGGAGAGGAGGCCTGCGCTGTGCCCGTTCCACATGAAGTTCCTCGGGACGCGCTCCTCCCCGACGTACCCCGGCCACATGGGGCAGGGCAGACTCATGTCGAGCGCGCGCCACATGTCCCCCTTGCCGGGGACGTTGCGCATGTGGATGACGGTCATTACGGTTTGACGCCGACCGCACCGAGCGTCTTGGCCGCCTCAAGCACCTCAGCCAGGGACGGCAGCTTCTCGCTGGTCTTGCTGCCGAGGAGGTCGGCGCTGGCGTGACAGATCTGGAACTGACCAGCCTCGAGGGAATGGAACAGACTGCTCCAGTTTCCATGGCAGCTAATCGGTTCGATCTTACCGTTGATCATGCCATACTCGTACCTCACATCAGCAACAACGCAGCCGGTGAGGAATAGACACAGAATAGCAACCCGCATAGCTACCTCCGCAATAACTTCCCGATAAACAGATAGATGAAGTGCAGCACCCCGTTACTCTTGACGCGATTCATGAATGGCATGCACTCACTGGCGGCAGCGTAGGCGGCAACAGCGAGGACGACCCAGTTGTCCTGCAGGAACTCAGCCATTGTCCTCGAGTCCTTCCTGCTTTGGCGGCGACGGGGTGAAAGGCTTCCGGCACTGGTCGCAAGCGGCCGAGTAGCTCTTGCCGCATTGACGGCAGATCCGATTGATCCCTGTCCCACGGTGGTCTGGTGTGGTCCTCATACCGGCAGACCCTTCGGCCACCTGAAGCCAAGCACATCGGAGCGCCGGAACTCAGCAACGCTCACCCGGTCACCCTGGTTGCCTCCGAGCAGCTTGATCATGCCGTTGCGGCCGTCGCCCATGAAGAAGCCAACATGTCCGGCCGTCGGGGAGCTGCCGCGCTGCAGGACCACGACGCACCCCTCGGTCGGCTGCGTCAGGGCGTAGCCCCAGTCGAGCCAAGAGCGAGCGTTAGCACGCCTGGTGCCGACGTAGCCGCCGTGGTAGACGCACCAGTTGGCGAACGAGCTACACCAGGGCGTCTCGTCATCGGTGGCCTTGAGCGTACACATGGCGTGGTACTCGATGATCCTGGGGTTATGTTCCGCGCCCGGGATCTCCGCCTGACCCAGCTCCCCTTCCGCTATCCTCATCCATGGAAGCATCAGTCACCCGCCCTTCGATGACCGTGGAGGGAGCCATCAGCAAGCATCTGCTTGAGGGCCATCGCTCCGGGGCAGTGATCGCCCCGGTTATCGTGCTCCCCCCGCAGGGCTGTCAGCCTCCGGTCCACGTCATTGATCCGGTCATAGATGTTGTCGGCCAGCTCGATGTGGCGCTGGTCCATGCGGTCGACGATGCCGGCCAGCTTGTCCATGCCTTCGTGCATCGTCTCCTCCAGCTTATCGATCGCCTTAGTCAGCCTCCGCTCGACCTGGGTGCCACCGTCTCGGATGTTGCTCAGATAGAGCGCCCCCACCCCGATCAAGCCGCTACCCAGGATCGAGATGATCGCCAGGGCAGCACCAGGGTTCTCGGCAATGAACTGCTGCATCGTCGCCTCCTACACGGTCGCAAGTTTAACGAGCAAAGCGATCGATGCTGCAACGAGCAGCAAACCAATCATCAGTTTATCTTCGCGGCACATTACTGAAACGCTCCTACGGCCTGCAGCATGGTGCCGGACGGGTTGCCGTTGAGGTCGTAGGCAGTCACCACCGCGGTCGGCCAGGGCAGCAGGTTGCCGTCCTGATCGCGCTCGTTGGACTGCCAGATCGTGGAGAAGTTCGGCGTGTCGTTCTTCGGCAGCTTGGCCATCTGCTCCGGGGTGAGCATGATCGAGAAGTAGGTGTCGCCGTTCACGTCGGTGAGCATCGGCGTGCTGCACTGCTCGTACCTCTCC